TATGCCATTGTAAATTGATTCTCGTTTTTCGTGACGGGTGGTATCGGTACTACGGGACATGCGTATTCTTCTACTGGGTAATTCCGAGGTGGGCAAGAGCACGCTCATTAACCGCCTCTCCGGACGGCCTTTACCGACCGCCTACCGACCCACTACATTCTACGCGGTATCTGCTACCCTCGATTCCGAGGTGGACATCATCGAGGTACCGGGGGCTGAGATGCACCGGACCCTTCCGCTGGAGGCACTTGCTTCCGTCGACCGTATTGTCGTGATGCTGGCCATGGACGATGCGGAGACGCTGTATACACACACTCAGTGGATCCAGAACTTTCAACACCTACGCAAACCCATCCGACTGCTCGTCAACAAATCCGATCTGGACGCCGAACCTCAGACCACTGTGTTCACGTTGATGTCCCTACACAATGCGGGCGAACATCCCTGGGAATTCATCTCCTGTTGGTCGGATACACGGGAACGCTTAATGCAAGCATTGATACGATAAATTATTGTTTTTACTTTACAATCACGGTCCACCGCTCGCTCCCAAACGTGAATCCAATCGCGGAATACCCTCGTTCCCGAATGCGCGACTTTAGTTCACGCAAAGGGGTGCAATTGAGCACATTTCCATCCAACTGATACTTGAACAATCGCTTGAAACTCGCCTCTGTTTTGGGGACACCTACCTCGATCGAACCCGTCATCGTGCGCACGAGTCGCGGAAACGCGATCTTGGCCATATATACCTCGTAATCCAAAATATCCAAGAGCATGTCCAACCGGGTATCATCGGAGAAATTCATACGGATCGCAATGTCACAAAATTGACTCAGTGTCTCCCAGTTGTGGTAGGGCGTACAACTCATGCTTATCGTGTGCCTAGAATTGTACGTTTGTGTGAGAGCCGAATATCAATTTATTCTTCGTTTGGGCGGAGTCGGAATAAATTGAAAATAACTACTTTTATGAAACAGCCAAAGATGTTTGTCGTCGATCGATGTCTACTGCCGCTACCGCTACGCCTTGTATCGTCCGCCCGATTCCCATCCGCTGGGTCCCCATGCAGTCCTACGCCGTCATCGACTACGTGCCGTTCGTGCGCTGGGTGTACGCACCGTGCGATGCGTTTACTTCTTCCTCTATAATACACACATCCAAGCCTCCGTGTTGAACACACTGCGAGGCGTTGTTTATAATTGAAATCCTTGGACCGCCATTTGAGCCTGAGGGGACATGCGCTTGTGCGATCGCTTTTTGGACTTTGATTTTTTTGCTTTGGACTTGGATTTGGACTTGGATTTGTGCGCTTTGCCTTTGGATTTCATCTTGCTCTTGGACTTACCCGCAGCCACGTACTGGTAGCATCCAGTGCGGCACACGGAGCAGTAGCCATGCATACGTTCCTTTCCTCGTCGATCGCGTTCCATACGAACTTTCTTACATTTCTGCTTCTTTCTGCAGCGCACACAGTACATTTTGTTTTCCATTGCGGTTTTATTACACCCAAGAATTTTTTTCTTTTTTTTCAGAGCAACATCTTGTAGAGTTCGCTACGCAATTCGTTGAACGAAAGCGATAGGTTGAAACCCAGCTGGTCCACCACGAGGTACATGTTTTTGATCTTGGCGTCCAGTTTGAGCAATTTGTCCATCAACTGCAGCTTGGTGCTGTGGATGGTTTTCAGGTGCGTTTCCCACTCGTCGCGCTGTTTGGCGTACTCTGCGTCGCGATAGAGGTTATTGGAACCGGACGCTTGCCCCCGTACCGAACGCAGTTTGTCCAAACACGTTTGCTCCTTCTGTTGCACCTGCTGCAACATGCCGCAAATCTCCTGGTACGTCTTGTGCAAGTCCGACTTGGTACGCAACAGACGATCGTTGTTGTTGATGAAAAAATCGATATGCGCGGTGGATAGGTACTGGTTGTGCTTGCGTTGGTTGAGATCGAAAATCCCGTACAATTCACGCTCGATCTGCGTGACCAAATCGTGGATGACGTTGATGCGCGAATACAACTGCTCCAACGTCACCACGATATAAAACGTATGCATCTGCGTTTTCGGGTAGTTTTCAATCTTGTACACATGAATGGTATTATCGGAATCCAACTGCAAGATGTGCTGGTCGGTGTGTAGAAGAAATTTATACTCCAACGCGCGGAAACAGTACTTGAGCCGCTTGACTTGCCCCAGGTGTTCCAGAATCGAGGGATTGTGTAAGACGATTGGCTGCTTGTACGTAGTATGCAGCTTGTCGGAAATATCCTCTACGATTTCGTCCGAGTCTGCGTGTAACTGAATCATTGGATACGATTCGGTGAGCTGCTGCGTCGTATACTCTTTCGACTGGGGGTGTTCACGACTCAGGTGGAAATGGTTCATGAGATCCTGTTGGATCGACAGGTGGTATTTACGATTGATGGACACGAAAAAGATGTGACCACTGGCGGCGTGGATCACCTTGACCAGGGTGCAGTATTTGTTGTACGAAAAGTACTCCAAAATGGTGTAGTCATTCGACTGTAACAATTGATTGAACTTATTCAAGTCCGCCATTCTTTCGCAGACAATTTTGCAGACATACACCTACGTCTTTAACCCAGTGGCTTACACGTGCTCGTCTTCGGCGGACCACATGGGCGTATTCTTGAGGCTGTGTTTTTTCGCGGCGATGTTGAACGCCTTCTGGTAGCTGAAATAGATCCACCCGATAATCAAGAGATTGCACAGTACATTGAGCATCATTCCTCGCATGCCATAGTTTGCGTAGAAAATCAACGACGTACCAAATGTCCAAAACAGCCCGATAATAATGTAGTCCCGGAGCGCAATGATCGCGTTGTCCAGCGTCGTCTGCTTATCACTGAAATTCTTGACGGAAAATTTACTCGACATCTCGACTGAGCCGATGGCAAACTGGAAACTCGAAAACAAAATGGCCTTACCTAAAATGTAGGCCATACTGTTTTTGCGGGACATAGAGGTAAAAGACGGAATCGCCATGGGCGGAAAAGGAGGTCGGTTCGATGGAGCGTTCATGGTTTACTTTAATGTTTATTATAGTACCATAAAATATTTGTTCAACTTTCTTCCCATGATGCAGCAGCAGCAGATTTTACTGGTCGGCGAGGAAACCCATTTCGGTCAGGCCTTACTTGTGGCGTTGATGGATCACCCCGAGGTGACGCGCATTACAGCGATCCGTGGGGATTGTCCGGATCTAGAAGCGGTCGAGGAACTTCTCGAAACCCAGTCGTATACGCGTGTACTGTTTTGCGATGACGAAACCCAACCGGAAACGGTACGTGAGAATCTGTTTTTGCCCATCATGCTCGCGCTCGTCTGTCGGGCTCAAAACGTACACTTTACGTACATTGATCGCGTACGTCCAGGGGAAAGAATCGGTACGTATACACACGCGTTACTCAATCGCTTTGAGTATGTGTTGTTGTATCTGGTTCAGGATGAACATCCATCGAGCACGATACCCACTTTCCGCGAGCAACACGCCTCACTCGCTCTAGCCGTCCTAATCGAGGGTCATACCGGGACATTCAACATGGTCACCAATTCCAATTCTTTGGTGGCCCCGAAACTAAAACAAAGACGAATATGAAAAAACCCACAAAAAACTTGACGCCAGTCGCGTAGTTGGTATTGAGTCCGATTGTAGAATACACTAGTCCTAAGGACAAAATCGTATATACGAGAATCCAAAAAAGATACGTAAAAAATCCGGTCGGTTCGACTTCCTCCTTCAAGTACCGTTTACGGTATTCCGGGTCCGCAATGCGCTCCGCTTTGTTTGCACGAACGTATCGGATCGTACGGGTCATGGCGTACAGGATCAGGCAAGTATGAATAAATGCACCGAGTAAAATCAAGGTTCCTTTGAGACTGAAGGGATCGAACACTTCCTCGGGACTCACGATTGGCGATACCGGTTTTCGCGGAACGTCGACCACAGACGCGGGCACGGACGCGGGTATTTGCAGTTTTGGTGGTTTCGGCGCTGGTGGGGGTACTGGTATCACGGACTGCGATTGTGGAGGAGATTCACCAAACATATACTGTAGTTCGTACGACTGTAGATCGTATGACTGTAGTGGTGGAGGAAGAGGGATAACAGAAGAAGGCGCGTTATCGTCTTTCTCTAGGGGTACCATTCCGTGGCCCATGTGGACTTTTCTAGGAAGTGGGCTACTGGCGCTTTGCTGTTGTTGTCGTTCGGGCGTCCGATGCTCGATCAATAACGGATACTCCGACGCCGCGGGTGTAGCCGGTTGGGATCCGATATAAAGAACGAATTGAATCACCACGACGACCAGAAAGACAGCGAACCAGTTGGACCACGAGGATGCACTAGGTGGTGCCGACGGACCCGTAGGGCCGGTGGGACCGGTAGTGTCGGTAGGTCCGGTGGGACCGGTAGTGTCGGTGGGACCCGTAGTGTCGGTGGGACCCGTAGTGTCGGTGGGACCCGTAGTGTCGGTGGGTCCGGTAGTGTCGGTGGGACCGGTAGCGTCGGTGGGACCGATAGTGTCGGTGGGAGCGCCAGGAGTAGACGACGTCATTCGTACAGCCAAGCCACCTACAACGATACTCAAAAGCGCAATGTCTGCGACGATGAGTTTCTTTCGCAATACACGATCCATTTTATTTGAGTAATGAAATCCGTATCGTTCACACGTTCACGCCAGGAAATGGACAAGTTTATCCGAAAATCCAATACGATCCGAGATGAAATCGTCGTTCGTTTTCCACTGGTCTCGGTGTTGCTCGTTGATGTTTAGGACATCGGTGTAGACGTGCATGTTCGCTCGGAGTAAAGGGTCGCGGATGAGATCATGGGTTTTTTGGAATCCAGGGTCCACTTGAAGCTGCTGCTCTTGTCCAGGTTCGACGTATCGGAAATTTTTCCGACTCAAATCCGTACACACCAATTTTGTCTTGTTCGTCTCCGAGTCTTTCAAGATCACTTGTGCCGTGAACTTGGCGATCCCATCTGGGCCTCCTAAGAATACATCCGTCGTAAAATACTCGTCCAACAATTCTTTGATAAGCCGTTTGTCAAGATCGTATGGAGCGAGTTGGTTGATCAGATTCAGCGTCCGTTGATTTGTCTGATTCATATGTGAAGTACTATGGGTTGCCGTAGTGTGCGTTGCGGTACTGATTTGTGGACGCTTTGCCATTTCAAAAATTTGTTCCCGGTACAGTTGAGTCAGTTGTTTCTGTTCACGTAGTTGCATCGTCAGCACGTCCAGTCGCGCCTGCATTTGAGACTCGTGATGCGCGTGTATCGCCTCCAGGCGGGATTCGTAGTGTGTTCTTAACGCCTCGAGTTGGGATTGCATCGACTGAATCTGTGCGTCGTATTGACGCTGCTGTTCGATCAGCGCTCGTTGTTTACAGCGATGGTTTCGGAGTGAACTTACTCGAGCGTACTCGATCCCGCAGTATTCACAACGATTCATGGTTGGTTTCTTATTGGAAAGAATAGTCAAACCGAACGCGAAAAAAATCAATTTTCAGCGCCAGAGAGGCCTGCACCAAAACGGTGCACGATTGCACCAAAACGGTGCAGATTGCACCAAAACGGTGCAGGTATGTACGGCCTGAAATATCGTATGCTGCACCAAAACGGTGCACGATTGCACCAAAACGGTGCACGATTGCACCAAAACGGTGCAGATTGCGCCAAAACGGTGCACGATTGCACCAAAACGGTGCAGATTGCGCCAAAACGGTGCAACAGCTTATTTTCGAGCCTGGAAAAGTGCACACTATTTGAGGCCGCATTCAGGTGACGAAATTCGGACCGATAGTTCCAGACTGAAAAGTAGGATGGTTTGGACGAATACAATCGTAATTCACGATTTTTCTTTTTTCAGAAATCGATTCCCACACACAAAAAAGTTTGTGTGTGGAAAATTTTTTTTGTCAGAGAAGTGTTTTCGGTGAACGGATCCATCGAGGACCGCTAGACACGGGACATTCACGAACAGTCCGCTGTGCTGTGAAAAAAAAATAAAAATCAGTACACACTGTTTTTATTTTTACGATTACGAGTAGGTAAAGTGGCGGATACGTACCGGTCCACTGAATTTGCGCTTGACTTCTTCCACGGACATCACGGGTTGTCCATTGCGCTCGTTGACCGCGTTGTGCATGTCGACGTAGAAACGAATTAGGTTTTCGCGGCTGGAGACGATCTTATCTTTATCCTTGCGGTGTTTTTCAACCCACTCCCGAGCGTGGACAGCGCATTTCTGACACGCTAGCATTTCAGGGATACCGTCGATAAACCCCCAATATTTGTCTCGCTTTTCCGGTGGAATCACGTCTGGGGCGGACATGGATCCCAAATGGACAACAAACCAGAAGCTCTCCCCCCAGACTTCAGGGGAGTGTAGATTTTGGTACGTCTTTTCCGCGACATGGATCTCGATGGGTGCCAAATTCACCTCGATGGGTGGAGGAATATCCATAGGGTAGGTACAGTTATTGAGCGCACGGTACATCTGTGTGTTTATTGTTACTTGCAAAATTTTCTTAAAATCGTCACGTCAAACTCCAATCGTCATCGTCGTCCTCGATTTGTTCGTAGCCGAGGAATTCGGGGAGTAGCGCCTTCGAGGATGCGTCGTAAATCATTCGACAAAACAGGTTATAATTCTGGGTCATTTTCCACTGGATAGACGTACCTACCTCAAATTCATAACACGACAAAATGAAGTTGCAATAGAGGCTCTTCAGCCACCGATTGTAGCAATCTTTCCAGATCAAAAAATCCGGCGCCGTCATTGTTTACTAGGGAGATTTTTTTTTTAAATCCTCGGTCGAAATTTCCTCGATCGGTTCGTCCACCGCGGCGGGCGCTGTCGTTGACTGTAGTTCAGCCAATTCGGCTTGGATGAGTGCATCCAAATCCTCATCGACGGCTGGCGCAGGCGGTGTTGGTGTTATCGCGACGACCGGTGTGGGAGCCGGAACGACGACCGGTGTGGGTACAGGTGCGGGAGCCGGAACGACGACCGGTGCGGGGGTATGGATGACGGGTTTTGAGGTGGGTACGGGTGGTTTGGGTTTAGGCCTTGCCATGGACGCGGTGGGGATGGGCATGGTCAGGAAAGAGGAGAGTTGTTGTTGTTGGAGGAATTGCTGTTCGAGTTTTTGTATTTTTTCGTCTTGTTCCTCGATGCGCAAGAGCAGTTTTTCGATCTGACTGGTCGTCCGTTTGCGGTAGCTCGACATCCAAACGACTAGGCTGCATAAGATCAGGATTTCGGACAGAATGTGCAAGTATACGGGATTTTGTAAACGAAACATGGCCGATTTTGGATTTGTTTGATGTAAACTTGTTGCGTTTTAAATAAACACACTGAAACACCCGCCAACATGCTCGTGTGCACATTGTCGCGATCGAACCTCGCGGGCAAAAAATATCAGGTGACCATCGTGGATCTCCAAAGGCGCACCCAGCGCACTGTACACTTTGGCGCGACGGGCTATTCGGATTATACCCGACACCGTGATCCGGAACGCATGGATCGATACACACAACGACACCGTGCACGAGAAAACTGGACACGAAGCGGGATCTACACAGCCGGATTTTGGTCGAAATGGATCCTCTGGAACAAACCTAGTTTTGCGGCCAGTATTCGAGATACTGCGCGTCGATTCCGTATTCGCATCCAGAATCAAACCGGGCGTGTCTAAACGGCTCGACTCGGATGATTCCGTAATTCGAGAAAAAAATTAAGTAATTTAAGTATATAAATAAAACATGAATTTCAGTGGAGGACAAGACAATAAGGCTTTTCGAACGGATGTTCCGGCTCAGGCGCCTTATCGCTACATTTCGGCGTATCTGGACCTGAAAGGGTTACATACGGGTCAGGTGATCGAAACCGATCCCTACATTTTCTACTTCAATCGGGAAAACAATTTCAATTATCTCGACCGCCGGCTATATCCCAGTCCGGATAATTATGGTGGATTTTATATAATCGACGAGAACTCGATTATCGGGGAGGTCACCGTATATGCCAACCCAAGTATCATTTACGAGGGAGATATCGACGACCTCAAATTCGAAGTGGGAGGAGTGTACAAACCATCAATCGCGCTCGATGAGTCACTCTCGCCCGCGGATTTACTGATTTCGCAGTCAATGGACGTATGGGGAGGACCCACCGGAAACGTTCCCGGGGAAATCACCGTCGACGAACTCGAAAATGGACAAGTATGCTATTATGGACGAGAACCCGCTGACCCTCAGCCGGATCCCGTGAACGAGGCTGATTTAGAGTTTGGTTCCCGACGATACCTTGCACTTCGATTTGTCAGTATACCGAATCCACCGAATCCCGTCACAACTGCCGCACCCGCAGAAGGACCGAACGCGGTTCGTCACTCCGTTCGTCCCATCCCACGTGTGTATCGCCCGCGTGCGATTCAGCGCAATCCTTTCCAGCGACCCAAGCAGAAAGTGATCAACCGTCAAGTACGGGTGGTGTACGACCCTTTGGTCGAAGTCGGTATGTTTCACGTGGTGGTCAAAGTGATCCCCAAAGCGATCTACTAACCGGTGCGGTGTTTTTGGAAACGACAAAATGATTTATTGCACTGTAATAAATCATACACGTACAAGCGATGCAAACCAACGTACCCACCCAGCTTCCACAACCCAGTGAAGGGTTTGTAACCGAGCGCCAACAAGCGCGCATCCCCGAGCTGATCGAACAATATGCCCCGCACGCCAAACGGATCATGGAAATCGGCTTCAACGCCGGTCACTCGGCAGATCTCTTCCTCAAGTGGAAACCGGACATTCAGCTCGTCAGTTTTGATATTGGCATACACAATTACGTCCAGAAGGGAAAGGATTACATCGACGCACACTACCCCGGGCGTCATACCCTGGTAGTGGGAGACAGCACACAAACCATCCCCGAGTACAAAACAGACCAACCATTCGACGTGATCTTCATCGATGGGGGGCACGCGTACGACGTCGCGTGCGCCGATGTCGCCAACTGCAAACGACTTGCACACGCCAATACCTTGGTCATCATGGACGATACCATCCGAGAACGACTCGAATGGACTCGACACTTCAATGTCGGTCCCACGAAGGCATGGGTGGAAGCCATCGAACGTCAAGACGTCGAGAATCTGGGGTATGTCGATTACACCAAGGGACGCGGTATGTCGTGGGGACGATACCGAAAGTAACCGTCACAATACGCCGTTACATATACTTGCGCCCGTGCTCCACGAAAATATGCATATCTTTGAAGGGTAATTTACTCGTGCCAGCGATTGGTGACCGGTACGCGACAAAATATGTACCGGGTTCCTCTACGTTGTATACGTCCAACATGGGCACGATATCCATGAGCTCATAGGGATAGTTGGATGAGTGTCGCGCTCGAAACAGTTCCGTCCCCTCGGGGTAGGGCGTCGAGAGTGGATTGTACGCGGTAAACGAGTAGTACGGTCGCCAGTCCTTCACCGTAGTGGGTGACTCTGAGGCGGGAGTCTGATAATCGTACAGCAGCATTAAACGGTTGGGATCGTTTCGGTGTTCCCAAATGTTCAGCTGGATTTGTCGCGGAGAGATATCCGTCATTTTTTTGTTTTACGCAAGACGCATTTTCCACGGTTTTTGTTAGCTCTGATGGGTAACAAAAAAAAACAAAAGCGTCACATTGCGTTGAGGTCGGGAAGATCGTCGAGATTGATATTGGGTCCCTGCATTTTCTTCTTGGGTGGCTCCTGGGGTGTCGCTCGATTCATACTATTGATCGCATTCATGATGTTGGACCCCGTCTTGTTCATGATCATCTTACCCACAAGGAAGAACGCCGTGTTGATAATCACCAAAAACACCAACCGGATTTCCACCGACCACTGCTCCCCTTCGGGCATGTACGATTTCTCCCCAATTTCGATGAGCAATTTCTCGTAACTCGACATACTGACAATTTGCTGCTGGGTGTATCCTTTCATGTCGAATTTGAGCCAACGACCCAACGCGTATTCAATCAACATAAACGCGCCGATGAGATACCGTTTGTACGTCTCGACGGAGCTATCCAAGCTGAGACGACGAACGGTGTCCTCATACGACCGTGTCATCATATTCAAGTCGGAATGGATCGTAAAGGTGGGAATGTTGTGTTCCTTGTACGATTTACGCAAGAGATCAAACTTGAATAGCATTTCGCGTTTGAGATCCTCGTCTTCCACCTGTAAACGCGACGCGTCCGCCAGTTCGCGACGGACGGTGGTCGCGCCCTGTTTCTCCAGTTCGCTGAGCGTGGGCAACCGTTTGCGACTGCGCTGGTACTCTTCGAAACGGGAATCGCCCCCTCCAGGTGCCGCCGCCGCGTGTGCGGACTCGCCTCCACCCCGTTTGGCGAGCAGGTCCTGTAGTTTGTTCGAGAGCATCGCGTGCTGCGTTCGTTTCGGGTCGTTGGTGTCCCGAGAGCCCAGAGTTTCACCACGCGACTGCACGTCGTCGTCGTCGTGCTGCGCGGTGGTTTCCGGCTCATGGCGGATCTGTCGGTCCAGTTGCCGAAACCGATCCACCGAACCGGCATCCGACAACCCCGCGTCGTCATCGGAATGGATGGACTGGGGTGGCGCGTGGATGGACGACTCGGGAGTGAACTTGTGACGTTTCAGACTGGATGAGGACGAAGTGGTGGGACTCGGTAGAGGCGAGGGGCTGTGGGTCACCTGTCGCGGAATGGCATCGAGGTGCTCGGGAGGCTCGTAGTCCTTGTTGACGAGATGTTGCTTGATTTTCGTCTTGTTTTCAATCAACTCGAGGTACAGTTGTTCAACACGCCCAAATGACTGCGGATGATCGATGGGTTTGCGATCCAGAGGGATTTTCTGGATGACCAAAGTTTCTTTGGAGGGCATTTTAAATCATTTCCGAAGAACTTTAAGTCATCACGGGTAACAAACGACCGTTATTCCGTCGCGCGACGGATATATCCGATAAAGAATGTGGCCCCAAAGAGTACGATGAGAACCAACGCGGTTCCGTACAGCCACGTGAGTCGTTTCTGGCGTTCTGCGTCCGTTTCCAACGCGTTTGCGACGATTGACGCCTGAGGCGTAGCGGAGGACGGCTGGAACACAAACACCTGGACAAACAAACACACCAGTGCAATGGCCAATAAGAGGAAGACACCCACAATCACCAAGAGTACACGCGTAGCCGTGGGTTCTTGGATGTCGATTGTCCACTGCGAATCTGGGCCGCGCAGGAACAGCACGAACGCCAGTGCGGCGAGAATCAGCGTAAACCCGAGCAGCAGGTACGGCCACGAGTCCCCAAAGTGTTGTCGCAAGACCGCGGTGAGTGTACCGAGACGTGTCCGAGCGGCGGCATCGTCCACCGACTGCGGGTAGGGTCGATGTAGGGTGTACACGGTCAGTAGGAGTACGAGCAGACACCCGGCCATCACCAATCCCAGGATACTAACGATTCGGACCGTGTCCGTGGAAAACGCCGCGGGCGGAGGTGGGGGTGGAGCGAGCGGGGTAGGCTCCGAGCGTACGTCATCATCTTTACTCGTCATACGATTTTATTATACGGTCGATTTTTTCCTGTTCCTCTGGTGGGACCATACTCGCGACGTAATCCGCGATGGCCGGGGTTAGACGTTCCCCGAAACACGACATGATGTAGATCCGTTTGAGCGCGATGTCCGTCTTGCGTAACTGATTCCATTTCATTTTCAGATGCCACACCCCCTTGATTTTCTTCAGTAGACTGGGATACTGTTTTTTCAAATCCGAGTAGGTAAACCCGATGGAGGGTTTGTGGGTGTCCATCCACACGATGACGTACAACCGGACCTTTTCGACATACGACGTGGTCAATAGCTCCTTGGACAGGATGTACCGTTCGTCAACGATGCGTTCCAGCGTGGGCGGAATATCTTTGAGCATGGGCAGAAACGTGTCCTGGAGAAAGGTGAATGTTTCGCGCGATTTGCAGTCGAACCCGTCCTTCCACTTTCGCCAGTTTTCCTTACCCTTATCGGTCGCGCCAAAAAAGTCCCAACCACTCGTGAATACGTTTTTCCACTCGGGATTGCCGAAAATCGACGCGTACGCCGTTTTTCCAATGGTCATTTCGATCGCATTCATACCGGCAAATTCGCCTCCTTTGGTGTTGCCGCACTGCGATCGTGGCCCCGTGCAGTACCCTTCGTGGCAAACCTCTTCCGCCGAACAGTCACTCTGCGACGAACACCGTTTGGCGGCCCCTACGCACCGTCCCGATGCACAGATCGAATCCTTGGAGAAAAAGTTTTTCCACTCGTCCTCCGACCACGAAACGGGGGTACAGTCGCTGTCCTGCGCGCAGGTCCGTCCATCGGCGACTGCAAAATCCAAGACGTGTTTCTCGCAGTAGGGCGCGGTCATGAAACACTTGCCCGAGTTTTTCTGATAGTAAAACGGCGGCACGTTGGTTAACCCCGGGGCGGTGTTGGTGCCTTTGCACTCGAGGGGGTAATCCGCCGGACCGACACATTTCTTGCGAAAACAACTCTTACCCGATGGACAATCCTTGTCCTCCTTGCAGTCCTTGGCGTCCGGAGCAGGCGTGGGTATGCAGCGCGACTTGGGGTTTTCACACCATTCTCGAAGCACGTGGTTACCGAAAACGCACCGACCTCCGCCTTTACACACCTTTTCGCCCGGAGTCTTGTCACTGGCTTGACAGGTGGCGGTACCCAAACAGTCCTCGTCGCTCAGACAGGTACACTCCCCCGTGGGAAGACAGCGGGAGTTGGCTCCGCCCGGACACGGACTGGTTTCAGGGTCGCACTTGATGAACTCGGTGTTATGCCACTCGTAGTAACGCATGTCCAAATCCTCGGTGAGCGGACAATCGGTCTTGTTCGAGTTGCAGACATACGGTGACTTTGAAAATTCTTCGCACTTGGCCTTGGATACAATCTCGCACGTACCCGTGTTGAATACGTCCTTGTTCAGTACGGGATCGTACGCGCACAATTTCTGTCCGTTCTCGGCCATCGTACAAAACGGCGTTTTCGCCGACACCTCGGAGCAGTCGGCATCCGTCTGACAGGTGACGTCCGAGTACGCGCGCGGTTTGTTCCACAGCTGACGGTTGGGTTGGGAACGCCACTTGATACAATTGCCCTTGTCTTTACAGAAGGCGCGGATCACCTCCGGATCCGTGCAGAGCGCATGCTCGATTTGATCTTTCGCAAACGCTTGGGCGAGTCCATAATCAATCGCGGTGAGACGCGTGTAAACGGTTTCAATAGAAGACATTTATTTGATGGGGGGAAAAGAACAATTAATTGATGATTCGTCGCGGTGGCGGTTTAGACGTACTTGAAAATGAGAAACAACACGAACGCGATTGCGGTGAGGATCAGAGGAGAATACTTGACGAGCCATCGGGAAACGACAGGGTTATTGTTTCCAAAGTAGTTGACAAACTGCTCGCCCATCACCTGCATCATCTGCGGGGTCAAATCGGGTGGGTCGAAGTCGGGAGGCATCTCGAGCGGTTGTCCATACGAGTTGAATTTGAGATTGTACAGATACAGGAATTCGTACTCACTTTTGAGCGAGATCAGTTCGTCCTGTCGCGATTCCGTCAAGCCAAATTCCTTCATCCGCCGTTGCTCGATTTTCTGGATTTCGGTGTCTTCCTCCTCGCTATCGTCCTTCTTTTTGTTACTGGGGATGGTGGGGAAGAGATTTTCCACTCGGACGTCGATCGGCCATTTCGCGTAATATTTGTACTCGCCGTTGGCGTAGAACGCGGTTTCATTGGGGATCACATGCTGCCGAAACATTTCATCCATCCCTTCGGTGTACGACTGAAAACTCTGGGCGTCGAGCGCTTTGTTCAGGTCGCACGGATCCAACGTATCCACAACCATACCTACGATCATGGTCACCATCGACAACATGAACAGAATATTGGTAAACGCGAGGGCGCGTATCGCGAGAGCCGTTCCACCCACCGCGAGCGCGGAAACCAGTCGCAAAACGGCGATGAACACCCGCACGGAACCTCGCGCGACATTGCCAATGAGACGAGTAATCGTCTGCTGGATGCCTCGACGCACCGCGCCGTTGAGCGCCACGGTGTTGAGCAGGTACTTGGCGTACCCTCGCTGCAAGGTCCGGGCGCCACTTTGCGTGATGATCTTACCCCCCTGTGTGCTCATACGGTTCACCCAAGGAAAGCCAAAACGTTTCATCTCACTCGCCACGTTCTTCCAAAGCTGCTGCGAGTGGCGCTTGAAAAAATTCTGGAAACGGACCAAACCGAGCGTATCGTCTGTGAGCAGAAACATCGAGAGTTGCGAAGGGTCCATGACCATGCCCACAGTGAGCATGTAGGGTATATCACGAAGGAGGTATGCAAACGACATACCAATTTGTTCTCCCTTCCCTGAAGCGGACGCGTCTTCGGCGTCCTGCTCGCGCATCGCACGGATCATGTCGCAGGCATCGTCGAACGATGGACGATATTGCTCGGGAATACGGTCCCTGTACTTGGTTGGATCCTCGCAATATTGCGCGGGAGTGGGCATTTGTTGTGATGCGGTCGTGGGGGTAGACATAATGGATGTTTTTTTGTTTGTTTATACGAGAAGGCAATTTTGTTTTGCTACAGTAAAAATGATACCGGTCAAAACCAGTGCGCAGAATCGCTATCCTTGACCGACGATTCGAAAACTTTTTTGTCGCACAATAAATCATTACGATGGCAACGATTCTGAAAAACACCTCCAAAAATGCACGAACGATGGTGAAGAACATCTGGAATATGCCCGACGCGTCCTTTTCGAAATTCATGGATGATCTCGCCGATGCACCCCTAGGTTCGAAAATCCGCGCCGGTGATCGGACGTACACCGTCGGCGGAACGAAAAGCGCGACGACCCTGACAGACGACGCGCTCCCCGACTCGACCATGCGGTTGTCGCAATTGTCCGACGAGCTCACACCACCCGTCACCGTCACCCCGAATGGTACTCCACGCGTAAACATGGACGATTTCACGGGCAACATTCGCACACAACTTGGCGAGTCTGGACAATTCGCCAACCCCGCGCAACTGGATGAAGCGGTCAAGTCCACCGCGCAGCAAATCGCCAACAGCCCCGCCGTCTCGCGTCTCAGTCGGTTAGACAGCAGTGCCCAAGTCGTCGACCAACTCCCAGTGGCACGAGGAGCGTCCAGCCAAAATCTAGTACGATCGCTGACTGAACCCATGCGGGCAAATCCCACCCCAGCCGCCGTTCGACAAACGCTCCGCGCAGTGGACGACCAAGTCGCAGACGGCGCCATTGGGAACACCATTGGCGCACTGGCGAACAAATCGTCGTCTTCGTCGTCCTTGAGCGTCGCAGAGGCCGCAAGTGTCGGAAAACAAATTGTAAATGGGATCAATGCCGGTGTGAGCAAAGGTCGTTTCAGACAGAGTGTCCTAGAGTTTGTGCGTAATTATCAATCGTATATCGTTGCGGGTGTGTTCGCCGCTGCTGTGTTTGGTGGACTCGCTGCAGGCGGTGTTATCCAAACATCGTCGAGCGCGATGCGTACCAATCCTTCCGCGATGGCGATGGCCGCCACCCAAACCACCCCCGACGAAAACGAAACCCGCTACGACGCGTACGGATTGTTTTTGCTCGATGCCGCACTTCGTCACCAACAAGACCAGAACGGATGCTGGTTGTACGACAAACTCCGTGGAACGCTCACCAAAGTCAAGGTGTTATCGTGTGGACAAGTCGCCGTCGATGACGCAATGGACACCTGTCCGACCCAAAACTACGCTCCCGGGCTCGACGCAAGCATTCAGGCGTGTCCCACCACGTTGTTCAATCCCTGTCTGAAATCCAGTACACAACGGACACTCAACAATCAGACACCGGCCGTACCCAACGTGTGCGATCGATACGCGTACAACCGCAACAACGGCTCAGCGCCCGCGTCCGTGGCCGGGGTGACTCCCGTGGACGCATGCGCGGGACTGGACGCGGACCAGACGTGTTCGTCGTTGTGCAAGACCGATCAGTTCAACCTTCCCGAGTACATGCAGTTGTTTTGTGTGAATATGGATTTTCCGACCGCGTACGCCGACTTCCTTTCGGAAATGGGAATGAATCCGAAGGAATTGTTTTCCTCCGCGCAAAACGCTCCGTCCCCACCGCCGCCACCCTCGCGCTGGAAAATGGGTTGGGTACTGGGTGGTTTAGCCGTAGCGGTCGTGGGAGTAGCAATCTACGGATACATGCGACGAAAACGAACGCTTGCAATCCCGCAATCCACCAGCTAGCGGTCGAAAAAAAAACAGACATGAATAAAAATGACAGCACGATTACGTGGCGCGTTCCAGCTCGCAGATAATGTTCGCGGTCTGAAAACGATTCCGGGAGGGATGAATAAATTTACAGACGATCTCAGTAAAAATTTCGGGGGTGAGATTTCCTCCAACGGTCGACGGTATCGAATCGGTAAATTGCGCCCCGGAGACGATATCTCAAAAGTGGAAATCGAAGATATCGATATCCCCGGCTCGAAAACCACCTTTGGTGAATTGATGGACGATGTCTTTCCCGATGTGACCCTAAAAAACGGAACGCCTCGCGTCTCCGCGACCAATTTCGAGTCCAAATTACGGTCGCAACTGAGCGATCTCGGGACGTCGTCCAAACAGATCGATGTGAAAGTCGCGGATGAACTGCAGCGTACCATGAACTCCCCCGCGATGACCCGTCTTTCGAGCATGGACAACGCCGCGACCGCGGTGGACAATGCCGGTTTGCGCACAACCAATCGCGCAGCCGAAGCCAAAGCGGTGGACGATGCAGCGAAAGCCGTGAAGATGGATACCTGGAACACCCCCAAGGACGTAGAAACAGCGCTCAAACAGAGTACACCACAACAAATTCGTCAAATCACACGTACACTCGGCGACGACCTGAAACGTCAATTCCGGGCTCTAGCTGACGTTGACCCCAAACAGTTTGAGGCCGGGAAAGCGCGAATCGTCGCAGACCCGAATTTGTCCAAGCTTGAAGTCGAGCAACTGGTAAAGGAGATTGACACTATTTGGAAGAACGGTGCGATATACAAGGAAATGGCCACGAGTGCTCGGTCGACACGAAATTTGTTTCTAATGGCCGTCGTACTGCCCGTGACCATAGGAACAATTGTCGCGACCGTGCTGGCCACTACACCCGCGACCCCGCCTTCGGCGTCCGCCGCGGTACGGTCCGCTGCCGCCGCAGCGGTGGACACACCAAAGACCGTTTCCGGAGAAGAGGTGCTTCAAACGTACACGGATATACTCGACTTGACTCTATTGGCGGCAGTCCGGCGACACCAAAAGGAGGTGAACGGGTGTTGGTTGTACAACAAAATCGAGGGTACGATGAAGAAGGTGAAATTGCTCACGTGCGGACATTTCGCGGATGTCCGAGACGCGGTGGATACGTGTGCCACGCAGAATTACACCTCGGGCAACGACGCGGTGATCACAAAGTGTCCACCGGGAGTGTTCAACCCGTGTTTGCGATCCAGTACCCAACGGACCACAAACACTGCGACACCCAAAGTGCCCAACGTGTGCAGCGCGTACGTCTACAAAGGTAGTCCGACTCCCGCATCCGTTGCCGGAGTCACGACCACGGACACCTGCTCCGGTGTACCCGCGGATCAGGCGTGTTCCTCGTACTGTAAGAGTGATCTCTTCGACCTTCCTCCGACTTTGCAGTTGATCTGTGTGGACATGGATCTGATGACGGCGTACGCGGATATGATGAACGAAATCGGTATCCCACCCTCCCAATCGCTCGTGTCCACTCAAAACCCGTCCTCAAACTCGTCTGGATCGCGTTCGAAACTCGTCTGGATCGCGGGCGGTGTAGCGGTGGGCGTCCTCCTCCTCGCGGTCGGCGCATACCTGTACACCCGGCGAACCCACGCGGCAACCTTACCGCAGACCGTGTAAAGTGCACAGTGCGAATAATTTCGTTGTCTTTCAAAATAAAATACAACGAAATGAGTAACGTTCTCAGGAAAGCGTTGAAAATCGATATCACCCGGGCACTGCAGGGTAAGACGGATGATTTCTCGAAAAAACTCTCTGAGATTCAGCAAAACGCAAAAAACAACAGGTACAATAAGGGTGACGCAATCGAACTCGTACCAGGCGTGAAAGTGAAGTTTGAGGGTTATCAGCCATCTACTGATAATGTTGGTTTCACGTCGTTGGATGGACGGTCTAAGGTTACACTGACGGATCTCGTTGAGGATTTCAGTGTGAAATTCGATGTGACGCCACAAGGTTTACCCAAAATACAAGATGTAAATGTCAAACAACGAGTTGCTGACCTTGAACAGAAGGGTTATACTCCGGATCAAGCCAACGTTATCGCTACAGCTGACGCCGCTCGAGTGAATAACAGTGCGCTGGCGAAAGCGAGCGACGCGAATGAAAAAGTGGACGCAGTCGTTTCCCCATCAGCGGCAGATAGCGTCAACCCAGACGAGGTCAAAAAGGCGATTTCGGATAACAAAACTGAAATCGCCGACGAAATTGATCGTGCCTCTCTGAACCCGACGGACGCGAAAAATTTTTTAGAGTCGAATGTATTCTTAGGTGCACGACGTGTCGCTCAAGCTGCCACGGGCGGTAAGCCGGTGGCACCTAGACTCCGACGCACAACGGCATCGAAGAACCTACTTGAAAGCGGTACGGAACTGACCAAGCGCGCGGAGGCGTCCGCCACGTCCCCGAGGGTGAAGAAATGGTTCAAGCGCCTGGGAGTGTTTCTCGGAGGAGCAGGGATACTCTTCTTGGGCGCGGGCCTCGAGGATATTATTGCCGCGTGTACGGAAGCGACGATCGCCGCGGCGGCGGACGATCACCAACAGGACCAGAACGGGTGTTGGTTGATTGACAGTATCGCGTTGACCGAGACCAAAGTGAAGCTGCTCACGTGCGGGTCCTTTGACGTGTCGACGGCGATGGAGACGTGCGCCACACAGACCTATACGGGCAATAACGCCAGTACCCTCACCTCGTGCCCGGACAATACGTTCAACCCATGCGCCAAAAGCAGCCGTAGTCGAGCCACCGACCAGAGCGTACCCTTGGTCCCCGACGTTTGCGATTTGTACCTGTACAAGGACACGGCGCCAGCGGCGGTCACCGGCGTGACGACCAAGAACGCATGCCTCGACGCAGATGGGGCTGCACTCAAGGATACACAAGCGTGTTCAGTGTATTGTTCTACGGAAAATTTCAATCTTCCCCCGCACCAGACACTGGTCTGTCGTTCGTTGACGTACCCGGAAGCGTACGCACACCTACTCGCCACGATTGGTATCGACCCTGGAGAGGTATTTCCGCCCAAGGATGAGGAGAAGAAACCCCCCGCGGGAAGCACAGCCGCTGCAAGTGGAATGTCCAAGCCGTTGATCATCGCCGCTGCGGTGTTGGGAAGCATCGCGTTGAGTTTATTGGTGTTGTATATTGTGTGGTGATCATCGCACGCACAAGCGGTGCGTGCATTTTTTCGTGCATGCAATAAAAAATGCGTTGCGGCTTCGATAATCGCAAAGCGTTGCAGATGTTGTTGCGCAAACAAGAAGCATCATCGTCGCGTATCGATGTTGCTCAAGCCGTCGCCCTGACCCAGAAGTATATATGGCCGAATGGTTCCACGATTAAAATTTATTTTGAACTGACACCCGAAGGAGCTAAGGATTACTCTTGGGGTCAGGAAATGTGGTGGGAACAAGCTACACGTAAGTCTCGAGATCCCCTTCAAGATGAATTATACCACTTACCGATCAGTTTTCCTGAGGTTGTGCATCGCATTGTGAAGGAACGCATCGCACCCTTGGTTCATTTGAAATTTGAGTTCACGGATGATCCTTTAGATGCCGATATCCTGATTGTTTTAGTACCCGAAGTAGCAATGTGGGCGCACAATATGTTTGGTACGACAGCGTTCGCGCTCCTCTCGAAGGATATTTTGGAGTTGCGGGAGAAAAAAAGCCTTTTGCAGCGCGGGGGTCTCAGCGAAGAACAAACGCTTGCTTTGAGGGATGAACTTACCACACCCAATATGGTTTTCGTCAAAGAAAAGATTGAAGTTTCGACTATCATTCACGAATTTTTGCATACATTAGGCATGGTACATGAGCATCAAAATTCAATGGACGGTGCAGGGATGTTCAATCTCGAGAATCTCACGTGTGCCTTTGGCGAAGATCTGTATAATCAGTGCAAAATCTTGAACGACAATAATATGTACAACTCCACGGCCTACGATCCCGACTCTATTATGCTTTATGATTTTCCCGGACAGGCCTTCTGTGAAGACAAATGGGTGGATATCACTCGTGATGGCAAGCCCATTGTCGCAGGTAAGAAACTCTCAGACGGGGATATCCGATGGCTCAAAGAAAATTATCCAGGTGGTGGATTCGAAGTAAACGAACTCCCAGATAAGTTTCGGGCTCGTCCGTTATACCACTGGACCATGAAGTATATACTCGTGCTCGTCTTGTATCTCACCTGTTTTTACTTCCTCTCTTTAGGTCCTCGACAGAACGTGAGGATGTTCACCGTCGCTGCTATCGGACTGCTGTATATCCCATTCGAATTGGATCGGGATGGAAAAATTCTACTTTTGGCTGTACTTTTTCTGATCGCATTTTTATGGGGTCGCAACAGGAGCTCCGAATTGTCCGTACCCTCCGAACCGTCCTTTCAAACTCATTGAAGACCGACCAACCCGATGACGCGAATTCATTTGTGTGTAGAAATAAAAAGCAGATGGCAATCCGTATTTCATCTTTTCAGCGTAAATTGATCCTGTCCAGAGCGACGAACGCCAAAGCATTCGATTCGATTTTAACGACTCTGAATCCAGGGAATACCGTGACGTTCACGTATAAGAAGAAAGGAGGAGGGACCGATACGCTTAAGGCCAAAGTCGAAACAGGATCCGTGACGATTGCCAAAGGGGGTAAACTCGTCACCCAAAAGAAGACATATCTCGCCGACGTGGATAATCCCGCGTCGAAAATGGATCTGGACGACGTATTCGCATATGCGGGGCTGAATATGAAAGTCGACGTCGATGGGATTCCACGAATCGACGCCGCCAGTGCGGAACGCGCAGCCGAACAAATCGAAGCTGTAGGTATGGAGGATGGGCTTGGTGTACAACAATCCAAGGCGATGCGCGAGGCGTTTCTCGAATACTTTAACAATAATCCGTTCAAGCAATTCATCGACCGCTTTCGAAGGAGTCGTCAAGTCGCGGACAACGCCCGACCCCAGGCCCAGAAAGCTAAAGTCGATGAGATGGAGGCCAAAGCGGAGTCGGAGGTTGAACTTTCAGTAAGTCGCCGGGCATTGGACGAACCGTCGGTGCGGGACATCCAAGAAGTCGCGGCGGACGCGGCGGACGCGGGAAAAGTCGAGCAAAAGCTCGACGAGGTCAAGAGTGAACCCGCGGCGAAACCCCCCATTGACGAGAACCCCGTACTGGAGATCGTCGACGAACCCCTGCAACGAATAACCGTGCAATCCACACTCGAGCCACCCGGTCCATCGGTACGCTACCGAATGCGTACGACTTGGCAGGAATGGCGCAGTCGTCCGCCGACTCAACGAAAGGCCGCGGAGGCGGTCGTCACTCCTGCGCCTGTCGAGGAACAAGCCATCGTGAAAACCGTGGAAAAGGATATCCCCGAACGCGCAAACCGAGCCCGTACCGAGAACAAGATTTCCGCGCAAGTTCACAAGGAACTGACCGATGGGCCCAAAAGCAGTTCGTGGACGAGACGGGAGAAAATCGCGGCGGGTGCGGTCGCGGGTACGCTGTTAGCCGGTGCGGGTATTACCGCAGGGTTGGCGTGGTACCGTGCCCGGGCGTCGATGGCCGCTGCAGCGAGTCAGCACCAACAGGATCTCAACGGGTGTTGGATGTACAACAAACTGGATGGGACGAAAGTCAAGGTGAAGTTGTTATCGTGTGGGGACTTGGATCTCGCGTCGGCGATGGAGACGTGTAGTACTCAGTCGTTTTCCGCGGCAGAATCCGCCACGATCACCGACTGCGCGAAAACGACGTTTAATCCGTGTATACAAAGCAGCAAAAGTCGATCGTCCGATCCACTGACCCCCCTCGTTCCCAACGTGTGTGACAGGTACGTGTACAACACCCCTTCCGCACCTACGGCGATCGAAGGAGTGACCACCGTCCCTGCGTGTCGCAAACTCGACGGAACGAGTCTACCCGCGAAACAGTCCTGTTCACCCTACTGTCAGAGTGAAAATTTCAACCTACCCCCACACCTCGCGCTCATGTGCGTCGACGTGGATTTCTCCACGGCGTTTGTGGACCTCGTGAGTGCGTTGGGGTACAATCCGGATACGATTTTCCCACCCGCCAACGCTCCATCACCTCCCGCATCACCCGGTCTGTCGAAACCGGTGTTCATCGCACTGACCGTCATCGGCGTGGTGTTGTTGATTGCTTTGGGTGTGTTCTGGTTTAAAAACTAAAAAAATCGGCATTGCTCAAATAAATACCATATTTCGAAATGACTTCCTCTGCACTCCGAAACGCGCTCAAGTCCGTCGTCAGCGATGCTCCGGCGTTGGCGTTTGGGCGGATCCGATCGAAGATCAACGCCGCGGATTTCAAACCAAGCGACGTGTTTCAACTGGGAAATGTGCTTGATCCCACCGCTTCGACTCAACTACCTCCGGGTCTACAGGATGTACTGAACTCAGCCGAGGGTACCGTCACAAACGACAAGCTCAACTTTAAGGTGTCGGCTACGGGTGAGGAAATTCCACTCAACGAGGTGGAGTTGTACTTGTACGGCGATCCCACGACCGGTACGTTTCCACGCGTCGCGGACTTTTACCGCAAACTGGGTGCCAAAGCCGACGTACTGGAGAATGTGCAATTCCAGGCGAAAGTCCGCGATTTGAACGCAAATTTTGTGGCCACCAAAGCGTACCAGGAGTTTCTACGCGAGAAACAAGTCTTGCGATACGGAAATGAGTTTGACCGCAAGTACGGAGACACACCCGAGGCGATCGAGCGGTACATCCAGGATCACCCGGAATATATGCTACGATATATCGACGAACTCAAGAAACGCAATCCCGAGGTCAAACTGAAATTGGAATCGGATCCCCAGCTTTCGCAGAGCGTGGACAAACTGAGCGACGCCGTACAGAATAAGCGAACCAAGTACTACGTGGGAGCGGCGGTTTTGGGCCTCGCCGCCCTCGGGACGTGGTTGTACTTGCACGTCGAGGAGGCGCGAAAACGCGAGAACGGGTGCCGCATCCAGCACCGGACGGAGGGTTTACAAGGGAAAGTGGAACTGCTGACCTGTGACGATGCGTTGATCGATGCGTCACAGGATTCCGGGTCCGAGGTCCGGGTCGTACCTACGTGTGCTACGCAGAATTATCCCGTGCAGACCATGGTTGCGTGTACGGCAGAGACATTCAATCCGTGTCTGTCGGACGCCAAAAGCCGGGCTGAGCAGGCGTCCATTCCATTGGTCCCGGACGTGTGCGACAAGTACGCGTACCGTAAAACCCTCGGGGCGAAGGATACGTCGGGGGCGACGCAGAAAGTAAACGCCTGCGCGGTCACGTCCAAGGACAACGCGTGTTCCAAGGACTATTGCGACGCGTCCAAGTTTGCCATGTTCAAAAACCAACCGGATCTCAAACTGAAATGCGTCAATCTCACATGGGGACAAGCACTGGTGAACGAGGTCATCAAGTGGGGAAAGGATATTTTCTGCACGGTCGTTCCGTTCTGTAACGAGGATGGACCGCCCATTTTCCCCAATTGGTACAAGTACATCATCGGAATTGTGATTGGACTCATTGTGTTGTACGTCGGTTTCCGGTTGTACCGTAAGTTTGTCAGTGGAGGCCAGCCTACGGGTGGAGGTGGGATCGAGTCGTTGAGTTTTCGGGAGCGGCAGCGATTACTGGAACGTTTGGGCTGACGCCATTGCAAGAAAAAGAAAAAACAAGAATTCGCCACGAATAATAAACACAGAATATGGATACCAATAGTGCTCTGTTTTTGATCTGGATTCTTTTGACGCTCATTCTGATCGGAATGACGATTGTCGCGATACTCAGTTTTCAGTCGGTCGTCGATCACTTGCGTGCAACGGATGCGAAAAATTGGTCCGAGGGATCGTACAAAACCATCGGCGAATTACTCCGACAACATATCACATGGATCCTCTTGATCCTAGTGTGTATCGCAGAGTTGACCAGCATTGCGTTCGATCCCGTTCGAGGATGGTTCAGTGCCCGTCCTCTCCTCGCGTCAGGACTCTACCTCCTACCCGTTCTGATCCTGTCGGTGGTGCTCGTCATACTCCATTTTACCAAAAAATAACAACCGTTCACGTGTAAATAAAATGATCTTTGATTTGGCGCAGTACAAACGCTTACTCATTTTATTTCTAGGTGCCATCATCGTATTCGTGGGTTTGTTTATCGCTTGGGATCTGATCTACGTCGATAAAACCGACCCCTCGCGATCCGAATTCAATCTTCAGCCTTTCCCCAAAGCGCAGGCGCAGAATCTACCGGACGCGGCGGTGAGTTTGTCCGCCTGCACCAACGAGCTGCAGAAATGCACGTCGGATTTCGACTGTCTCAAGTGCGACGAAAGTGGCAAATTCAAATGCACCCCGGTGGAACGCGATGGGCAGTACGAGATCAACGGCATTAAAGTACCCAAGGGTCAGTATTGTCTGCCACGTACCGATCGCGCGCAAAAGTGCAACAAATTCACGGGTAAGTGGGTGTGGACCACAGCATCGGATTGTCCCCCCGACGAGAACGGACGTTTCTCGACACAGTGCTGGAAATGCGTGTGCTTGTACCCCGATTTGTATTACGATCAGACGGATTGTTCGACCCAGATTGCGTGCGTAAACGCATCCGACAAGACGTTCCAGAGTGCGGAGACGCAACGTAGACGCAACCGACTCGTTGGTGCACCCTATAGCGAATTTGCCGGTCAGTACTGGGACCCGAACGCGCCCGACTCGATCGATTCCGCGGTCATGGACGCCAATCCGTATGCGACGGACGACAAAGGACGTCCGAAATTCTACTGCGAGTGCGACTCGCGTGACGAGCGCAACCAAAAAGAGTTTCTACGTCTACCCAACGATCCGTACACGTGCCATGTGGACATGTGCTACAACAAAAATCAGAAAATCAGCACGACGTATATGTGCCGTGACAGCAAGGGTCAAGTGTGCGATCCATACGAGCGCCCCGAGGACTGTAAGTGTTCGTGCAATTGTTTCATGAATACGGCAGTGACCCGACCCGACGGTACCTGTCAAGTCCTAGGCGGGATGTGCCTTCCTGGGCGCAACAATGATACGCTCACGGGTTGCGTGTGCGGTGCGTTCATGAAGCGCAAGTGTCGCTCCTCCGCGGCCAACACAAGCAACACCGCACTTCCGCAGTGCAAAGACGCCGACAATCCATTTGGCGAGGAATGCTACGACCAGTGCTACCCCAACCCGTGCAACAACGGCGCTTGTATTTACGACTCGAGTCGACCCAGTGGTCAGAGATGTGATTGCAGTGGAGTTTTGCCCAGCCAGAAAGATGCAATCGATCGACCCGTCACGTTTACCGCCAACGAAAATTGTTCGAGTTTCACCGCCAGTCCTGGTGCGGTTGCGGCCAGTCACTGGACCGTCGACCAATGCTTTTTGGGTAAATGCGCGACCCTCTTCAATTACGCAAACGTCATTCCCTTGAGTGGGTGCAACAAATGCCGGATCGAAAAGGGTACGGATGTCATGGATCAGTATTTGGGAACGTTGGCGCCCGCGGTCAAATATTTAATGGGTTCGACCAACGTCTGGCACTCGAAATGTGACCCCAACGGTACCGAGCACTGCGGCAACCAAGGAACGCGGTTCAACGTGTTTGGATAACAACCGAGCACGTTAAAAGTACTAGTACGAATTGGACACACACGCAATGGGTATATTGAAACCAAAGACGTTTGTGCTACACTCGCGCTCCTTGTACAGACACAGCTTATCCGAAGGCCCAGACGGTTGGTATGGACTCTTACACACACAATATTCGTTTCCGTCTCTATCCGCTGCGCATGTTCCCCGATCTCCACAGGGTCCGGGGTTGCACACCCGTTTGCAACTGTATCCGCCCACGGCGTTGTCATTTTTCACTTCGACGTACCCACTGGTGCACACACATCCTCCTCCGCGGCGCATCGTTCCGCCTGGAGCGCAAGGGTCGACGACGCATCGGTTGACCGTGGTGGCCGACGCACACCGCGCGTCCGTGACCTGCACGTTTGTGCTCGGCGTGACCCCGCACGACACGTAACCGCTCTTGCACTCGCACAACTGCGTCCCCGCCGCCTTGAGTCCACCCTCGCCACACGGATCGACACTGCACGTCTTGGTCACGTATTCGCCGATGGAGGTGTCCAGGTAGTACGTCCCCGTGGGACAGTCGCACGTTCCTCTGCGAGGATCGCGCTCGGTGTCCCCAAGTATCCACCGTGACATGCACCTTCCTGGACTCGTGGTGGGGAAGAAATCCGTGCTGGTCTTGAGACATTTGTCCGAGCTACAGCAGCGTGTATTCGCATCGAGACACTGCGCGTTGGTCGTGCACATTTGCGCAGTCGCCGTGTCGGCTTGTGCGGGGGGAATGTACAGATCGTACCCTGAGCAACCGACCAACGCGGAGCAATTGGACACGGGGGTGTTTTCGTGTTGCATTAGACTCGGTAGTTTACAGTAACAACCCCATGAGTAGGTCGTCTTTCCTTTGTCGTCCACGTTTTGAACGAGAATCGAATCGGCCGTATACGGATTGCATTTCGCGCCTCCTTCGACCACGGGAGGTAAACACCACCCTTTACCGGGTTCACTTTCGGGAAGCGTCATTTTCTGTCGTCCCTTTTGCCAGAAATATGGAGTCGGTTGTTCCGTCAGATGGAAGGTGGCCTCGTTGTTTCCACCCAGAACCACAAAGGTATCGTTTTGGTTGTATTGCTGAGTGGGATCCGAGATTCGAATCGAGTCGACGAATCCGTTCTCGTCCGAGTCCAGGACGTTCGCAATCACTTCCATATCGCGTTGGGTATTGTACGTACCGGTATTCGTATCGTATAACGCGGCACGGTACACACCCGGGAGATACAGTCGTCCTGGATTGAGGATTTCTGGTTTTCCAAAACTAACGACCACGCATCCAAAAGGAGGTTGGTTCAAACACCCTTTACAAGCCTCCGGGTCTTTTGGATCACAACGCGATAAGCGCGTGAAATCGTTGAACGCACACTTTTGCATATGGGCTTCCGCGCAGACGTTCTGGCGTACGTCCGCGGCGTCGGTGATGCACCGTTGCCCGGTTTTACAGTCGGAATCACTGCGGCAGTACTGATCGGCGAAACGACCCATAGCCTGGACACTTTTCCGATGGTAGTACACAAACAGACCGACGAGGGATACACAGGCGACCAACAGAAGAAGAAACAAACGATTCATCAACAGTCTTTATTTCTAACGTCAATTTTAATGATTTCGGGTTCTTATACAAAAAAACCCGCTGAAATGTCTCGACGTCATTTTCTCTTTCAATATTTTTCCGATCTCCATCTGGAACGGCGACCTTTGTTTCCGCGTATCCGTCAAACCGGCGATTATCTCATCCTCGCAGGGGATGTGGGGTATCCACACACCCCATCGTACGAGGAATTTCTACAGCAGTGCGGCAGGCGCTATAAACGTGTATTTGTGATCTACGGCAATCATGAATGGGACCGAGGATCGCCATTCACGATTCAGACACGTGTACCCTCGAATGTACATCTACTCGACAACCAAACGTTCACCCTAGTCCCTGGGCGACTGACCCTTTTGGGAACGACCCTGTGGACCCCGAGCGTTCGCAAAGACGCTCACCAACAGGCCGTGGATTTTCTGCGGACGCAACTGCAACGTCACGCATCCCCGCAGCACCATACCGTCTGCATCACACACCACCTCCCTTCGTTTCACCTGATCGCCCCGCAGTATCAACAATACCGGGCCAACCACCGCTTCGCGAACCACCTGGACGCGTTGATGTACGGACGACACGCCCCTCGGTTTTGGATCTGCGGACACAGCCATTCGTTCGTGCAGCGTCGAATCGGCCATACGACGTGTCTGATCAACGCACTTCCCCGGCGATACACGTCGTCCTTTACGATTCAGTTGGACGATCTGGGAGACCCACAATCCGATGGGTCAGTAAATACTGAATGACGTCAAAGACGGAAAACGAAGAGGGATCGTCCATGCGAATAAACGCAAATTCTCGGGGTTCGTTTTTGTACAACTGCAGTACGCTCTTCAACGATCGAATACACGCGTATTTCTGTATGGCGGTCTGTTTGGGCTGTACTTCGTATGCGGGTTCGTAGTCCGCTTCCGTGCATTTCCGACCCGTACCCGTGGTCAGGTCGTACACGTAAAAGGTCGTACCGTTGAACCAAATCCGGAACGCCGTCGGCTCAGCGAAGACCAGCGCCGAATTGCCTTTTCGATAATACACCAATTTGACGCATCGATCGGTCTGGAGTAAACACGAGGGTTCCAACAATTTGGGGCGTACCCAGTATACGCGTAAGAGATATGCTCCCATGAAGGCGAGCACGATGAGCGTGACTTTTATGGGAAAGAGCATCTTTTTATTCATCGCGTACAATAAAAAGATGAATTATCTTCTCCTGGGTTTATGTATTCTGGTTTTGTTTGGCTTGGGTTTGAGCGTGGTGGGTCTAGCGAAACCACCCGTTCCCGCCACGTACGCACCCGTCACCTTTTCCGATCAAGTGGGGCAATTCAACAAAGCATGCACGAACGAAGTGGTGTCGTGCGCTCAGGACGCCGACTGTCGCACCCTCTGTCGCGAGCAACAACAAGGCGTGGACATGGCCTGTGTCGCACTCTCCGATCCCGCCGATAAGACGAAATTGTTACCCGACAGCAAAGTATGCGCTCCTCGCGAGGCGGTGATGCGATGCGGGAAAAATCTCGGTGGGGTTATGACGTGGTCGGGTTGGGGTGGAGTGGATCGCCAGGAGTGGAACTGTTTGTGTCAGTTTCCCGCATACGCGTCGACCAACAACTGCTCGGATTTCAACGCCGGGGTGTGTTCCGCGTACGACGCCACCCAGAAAAAATTCAAGAGTGGTTACAACTGGAATGTGTCCATGGGTCGACCGGAATTGGGGAGTTGTACATGCCCTGTGGGGACGCAACGACAGACGTCGTTCATCAATCAAATGCAGCGCTGCGTTCCCACTCCTCTCACGGGCTTGTACGCGGATCTGCAGACCTCAACGGGGTATAGTTATATCGGGTGTTACACCAACGTCACGGGAACCCGACAGGCGATCACCGGATTTGCGGACGCGCGCACCAAAGCGGGTAACAGTCCGTTCATGGCGATTTCAGGTTCGACGATGATCGCGTTGTCGGATTTGGGCAATTTGGGAAGCGCCTCGTCGACCGTCAGTGTCGCCTGTCAGCGACTCTGCCCCGACGACGTCAGCTACAAGTGCGCAGGGAAAAACGCGCAGAATCAAGAAGTGTGGGCACTCTACAAGAAAAATTAACTTTACTGGTTCCGTCCATCCAACAACATAAACAATTTCTGAAGGATGTTGACCAGATCGAGATATAGGTCGGTCGCCCCCGTGGGTGGATCGCACGCGCGTGTATTAGGCGCGGTACAGCGATACGTCAACAAGGTCAAATCGGTGACCAAGTAACCCAAGAACACAATGAGCGTCAGTACCAGTATGGCACGGGTAGGGTACATCGTCAGTGTCAAAATCAACAACACCAGGAGCGCACCAAACAGTATGAGACTCAAATACGCCATGGCGGTCGTGTAGTTGAGCAAAATGGGTAACGCCGAAAACACGATGGCGAACACAAAGAGGGTGACACCGAGGGCGATGAAAAAGTTGCGGGTCGTCGCAGCGGGGTCCGTGGAATTGCGGATCATCAGGTTGTACTGCACGGCGAGGACGTACGCCAACAGGACACCCAGGCACAAAAAGGCAGCACTTCGAATCCAATAGTGTTGCGACGAGGTGTAGTCGTTGAATCCGAAAATGAACCCAAAACAGACGAGAGCCAGTACCAAATAAATGAGAATATCCGCCCAGAATTCGCACGTGACGAGACAATACCGTTCCGGGGCGATGCGATGTACACCGAAAACAACCACCAACAGGACCAGCATCTGTGCAAACAAGAGCATGATCATCTTGCGTAGGTACGAGGTCTGAAGCGGGGTCAAGGTTACAAAATTAAACATGGTTTTCTTTACTTTCAAAGACGAAAAAAAACCGCGCAAATGATTTTTCTCATAGCGGGGGGAGGACTTCTTTGAGGCGCTCCAAATCCGCGCCCACGATCCGCTCGACGATGCGCTCACCCTTGTACACCACCATTGTGGGAATGCCTCGGACGCCGTCGCTCAAACGCAGCTCGACATTTTCCTGGCAGAAATACGCCTTGGACGCATTGTCCATGGCGTAGGCGGCATACTGGGGCTTGAACGCCGTACACGGCCCACACCACGTAGCGTACACGAGTACGACGACAAGCGGGTACGAACGAAGAATCTCGGTCTTTTGTTGAGCGTTGGTGATTTCTTTGGGGGCAGTGGCGTTAAACGAGTTCAACGACCCGCCTGAACTCCCGCCGGAACTCCCGCCGGAACTGGCGGAAACCGATGTGGACTCCAACTCCCCGTTATAATTTGCCATGGTGCGATATTGAGACATGATGTCGTGTGTGTTTGTTTACAATCACCCAACGGCATTAAGTTAGTGTTTGCGCAATTTACGGCCGTGATCCTCGACGATTTTCTCCAGGTCGGACACCCGATCGAACAATTCCTGGATCAGATCAAAGGCCTCGTTGATTCCCGCAGAAGACGTACTGGATGAACTACTCGGAGTGTTGTACGAGTCAGGGTCTTCACCAAACTTTGTGTAATACTCTTTGTTCTGGGTCTCTGCGAGGGTACGGTTCTGGGTTTTCACAAATTCGTCGATTTGTTCTTCTCGGCTGCGCTCAAACAACCACCCGTGTAGATTTTTATTCCACACTCCACCGAGCTTGCGTACCAATGGCTCATACACCTCGTGGTTCATACCGTGATCCAATTCGACGATAATACGTTGGTCGTTGTGTGGAAGCTTTGAAAGCATATTTTTCGTAGTATATTTCTTACTAGAATAATATGTTTTAACTTGTGCTGGTGCGCTATTTTCGGATCTGAATCACCACCTGCGGCTTTGTAGGAGATTTCCGACGCCGCCGTTTTGGCGACGCCTTCGTCGTCGTCGTGGTAGGTAGCATATTCACCGGCACGGGGACCGGGACAAACACTGGTTTGGGCGATGGTTGCCGCCGGGGCTTGGACCGTCGTTTCACCGGCGCGGGTACCGTTTTCTTGGAGGCTTGCGGGTTTCGGGGTTTTCGGGGTGATGCGGAACGCGACCGACGCGCGACGGAAGCTGCAGGCGCGCGTGCACCAAACAAGCGTTTGTACAACCACGATAGCACACCGAGCAACACCAAAAGCCATCCCAGTAGACATAACGCAAAGAATCGGTACGGACGCGTAAGAAAGGCGTATTCGTACTGCGTGAGCTGTTGGTCTTGCAGACTGAAATAACTCTTCTGCGCCGAATCGGCGTCCACCCAGTCGTACCGGTTCAAGAAGACGCTCTGCGTTTCTTTGCGTTCCTCTGGGGTCAGTCGGGGTTGAACATATTCGGGCGAAAACGCTTGGAAACGGACCGCTTGGACGAATTGCGACCCTTGTTTTTCGGTAAGCGCTTGCTCCGCCACGTACCGACTCGACACTTTGCGGACGTACCCTATCGCTGTGCATATTTTCTGTCCAATCGACGAACTCCAGTTGGCAGGAACCGGAACGTGCGCGACCTTTCGGAGATTCTCGGTGTCGGTGCTACTTGCGCTGACTACAGGGACGAGTAGGTGCAGGGCCTGAGGGGTTACGATGCGATACACCATTGTACTCCAGTAGACGATGACGTCCCCCTCGTTCAGTTTGACGCGTTCCGTCGTGGGTTGTACAAACAAGGCTTTCAGCGGCCCGGTGGGCGATTCGTCTTTCCACGAACTCGAGACGGGCATGAATCGCATGTTCTGCGCGTTGTTTTGGTGCAGCACAAACTCTATCTCCAAAGGTACAAGAGCGAGAATGGCCGACATGAACGGAAACCACACTTTCTCGAGGACGATGAGATCGCGCGTGTACATCTCCGTGTCCAGGTTGTTTCGTGTGCAATATTTTACGGCCTTCACCAGACCAGTGGAACGAAGGATATCGGGTACCAAATCGGCATGTTTTCGAGCAGTAATGGACGTCACCGCCTTGGGGAAGATTCGAAATCCCCTGACTTCTTTTTCAAGTAAAGACGAGGACATGTTTTTTATTGTGTACAATAAAAAAAATGCTGACCTCGGATATCATCCACATGTTTACGCGCACCGTTCTAGGAATGGGTGTGTCGTTGAGTCCTCAAGAACTGAACGATCTGATTTTCCCCGATCGACGATACCACGTGATCGGATTTTACGGCCGCGGCGCATACGGCTTGGTTCTGCAAGTCGAATCGCTCGTCGATGGTCAGATTTACGCACTCAAAGTGTTCAACGTCGCTGGTTTCCCCAGCGCCGAAGCTGCGTTACGCGAATTTCGCGTCCAGGAACGATTCGCGCGCTACAACATGGCACCGCGTGTGCATCTCAAGGATGTCGTCGAAACCGTTTTTCGCGAGACGCCGGTCGCTTTTGGGCGTGTAATCATGGATCGCATCGCGTGCACACTGGACGAGTTCATTCGGGACACCCGTCGGGTTCGCCAGGCCACCCAGGCGCTATTGTGTCTCGTACGAAAAAAGCTGCTCCTCGATTATCCCCAACCGTACTTACACTCGGACATGCACTATAAAAATATAGTTGTGCTCAAGGACAACAAAACCCTGGGGTTGATCGATTTCGGTCTGACGGTACACAAACCGGCTTTACTGCAGGTCTTGGACGCCATCCCGTTGGTCGCATCGTTGAAAGCGCTTGCGGATACGCGCGCCTACGACCAAAAAGAGCCGGTGCTGCTGTGCGCCAAACGAATCATCGAAATGTACAATCGGTTCTTTCGGGTACAGTTTACGATGGAGGGTTTCGGACCGCACCCGGCAGACGCGTACCAGTATCGCTCAGACGAGGGATGGGTCCTGCATTCCTACGACTGGCCGGAGGATTCGGTCAAGCAGCAGACGGCGTTACCCACGGAACAAGACATTCGCCGGGTCTTCCCCAAGATACGACTTCCGAAAATCACCGAATAGCCGCGAGTTCGTGCACTTCGGACGGCGCGATGTTGGTCATCCCCGTGACTACATAACCGGTATAGTCCACCTCGACTTTCTGGATATCGCTAAAACTTGGGCGCTGGGTCGCAACGATAGGGAACGGCATGAGCCATCGATCTCTGTTCTGTAGGGAATGCCAGACGACGTCCAGGAGATCTTCAGGGTCCAGCGGAGCACGTTGTTTTTCCGCATACCGCCGAGGCACCTCCCGGAAGTTGTGGATCAACACGTCGTAGTATTCTCGACGAACGAGGTAGCAGTGCGCGCAGTACGCCTTGCGGACACGTACACACGATGCGTCCACGTGCTTTCCCTCGAGTACCGTGCAGCCCATGAGAACCGCGTCCCAGTCGGTATGCTGCGAGAAAAACCGGTCGATTTGCTGCTGAATTTCGACAGGCGAGCGCTCGAAGTGCACATCGTCCTCGCAGATCAGCACGTGAGACCACTTTTGTTGTTTCGCGTACTCGAGAGCCTTGATATGACTGAGTGCGCACCCGACCGTACCGGGATCGTACGGGACGGCGTCGATGCGCTCGAATGTCGTCCACCCCAGACGCCGCAGCTGCTCTTCCACGTGGGCTTTGCGGTCGGTTCGTTTCGCGAGGTTGAGGTACAGCACGTGTCGAATATCGGAGAACGAACGAAATCTTTGTTGCTTGATTTGTAAATTGGGAATGTCGGTGTAATGGTCCAGTCGGTCTTGGACGCCGCGGTAGAAAACCCAGACGAGTATCCACAGAACCGACAAAACAAGTATAATTTTTATCATGAGTACGCGTGTTTATTCATATCCAAAAAAAATCATCTCGCACTCAACTACTGCACACAAGGCAGACTTCTTCGTCATTCTGTTCGGGGATCTGAAACGTCCGAGGGTCCTCGACCAACTCCGTTTTCGCGACCGAGCCTTGGATGAGTGAGGTCGTAAACTTCTGGGCTTGCACCGCCGGGCGCGTCCGTAGGTAGTAACATCCGGTTTTCAGCTGTTTTTTCCAGCTGTAAAAGTGCATGGAATTAAACTTGGAAAATGTCAAATCTTCGATGAATAGATTCATGCTCTGCGACTGATCGACAAAAGGTTGGCGATCGGAAGCCAAGTCGATGACGTGCTGTTGCGAAATTTCCCATACCGTCCGATACAGTTCCTTGATGCTTGCCGGAATACCTTGGATATTTTGGATCGAGCCGTTGCTGAGTTTGATGAAATTCTCCATTTCAGGGTTCCACAATCCCAATTCCGTCAAGTCACGCATGAGATACTTGTTGACCACGATGAATTCTCCAGCCAGGGTTTGGCGCTTGAAAATGTTCGACGTCAGCGGTTCGATGGATTCGATATTCCCCATGATCTGGCTGGTGGATGCCGTGGGCATGAGCGCTACCAGTAGCGAATTGCGCACTCCAAACGTCTGAATATGGGCACGTAGAGATTCCCAGTCGAATTTCTGAAGTAAATCGGACGGGGTTCGTCCGTACAACTCCCAGTGAAATTTACCCTGAAACAACGGCGATCCGTTATTGCGGAGCATGGATGGATACGAACCAATCGTCTTGGGTAAGGTCTCCACTGTATACTCTTTCTTGTCGATCACAATGTTCGGTTTGGACTGCAATTGCTGTGCATACTGATTGTAGATTTCCTTGGACAATTTGGTAGACGCAGACACCGCAGCGTAATAAATCGTCTCGAAAATGCGTTGGTTGAGTTCCTTGGCGAGCGGAGAGTCGTACGTGCAGCGGAATTTGTAAAACACGTCGGCCAGACCCTGAACGCCGATCCCCAATGGTCGGTGAGACGTATTCGATTTCTCCGTCTCCGGAGTCGGGTACCAATTGCGATCGATGACTTGGTTGAGATTGCGCACAACGACGCGTACGACATCCATCAGCTTGCGATAATTAAACAGCGGTCGTCTGGGAAATTCATGATTGAGCGCTCTCGATTCCGGCGTCTCGTCTTCCGCGTACGAATCCTCCACAAACATGCTGAGACAAATACTCGCGAGGGTGCAGCAAGCGTACTCGTCCGCGCTCGAATATTCCACAATCTCGGCGCAATTTCCGGTTAGGATACCGTTGAAAACGCCCTGGTTGAGCAGAGGTTCGTTGAAACAATACGTGTCCTCGGGTACGGGATGGGGTTCGACAGAGTCCACGACACTAAACACCTGAAAATTACCATGTGGCTGATACCACTCCAGCAACCGCATTCCGGGTCGGAGGGTTTGAGCCTCTACCCGAGACCCATCCTCCAAGATGAATTTGTGGTAGGGTGTGCAGCACAAGACTCGTGGGGTATACCCCAGGGTACCTAGCGGCTGATCGGACACGAGGCTCGAAAGACGTACGTTGGACAGTTCCTTTTTCGCCACGCGCACGGTAACATTGAGCATCGACTGTTGCTCCCCGGTTTTCGCAAACTGTGCGGGCGTGAAGCGTTCCCCATTCCACACGTTGTGGACCCGATTGGGTCCGGACGAGAGTTCCTGGATGCTGTGGAATCCATCCTCGGTGAAGACCATCGTCGAACCCGCGACACAGAGGTTACTGGATTGGATGATTCCGATATTGGACTGGTTGTTGGCGCGATTGATCTGATCCTTGTACAGAATGTAGGGGATACCCGATTCTTTCTGCGAGGTGAAAATGGCCTTCCACAATTCGCGGGCGGGTAGGCGATCGCTGTACAGCTCGCGCTCTTCGTATTCGAGGTACACCGCGCGGTACTCGTCTCCGTAGACCTCGTCCAACCGGGGACACTTGTCGGCATCGAACAGGCTCCAGGATTCATTGTCGCGCACACGCTCCATAAAGAGGTCGCATACCCACAACGCAAGAAACAGGTCCCGGCACCGAAGATTTTCCTCCCCATGATTTCGACGAAGTTGTAGAAAATCGAGAATATCCGGATGATGGAGTTCGATGTATGCCGCGAAACTCCCCGGGCGTTTCCCTCCTTGGTTGAACGCTCGAGCTGTATCGTTGAAGATCTTGAGGAAGGGAACGATCCCGGAGGACGTACCATTGGTTCCGCGGATCAGCGCTCCTTTACTGCGCCAGTTGGAGATGTGGAACCCAATGCCTCCCGCCCACTTGGAGATCTGGGCACAATCCGTGGCGGTTTTCATGATCCCATCCAGCGAGTCCTCTGTGCCCAATAAGAAGCAGCTCATCAGCGAGGGACGAATCGTTCCCGCGTTAAACAGCGTAGGGGTGGCATGCGTAAAGTACTTGTTCGACATGAGATCGTACGTCTCAAAGATCCGTTCGAGAAAGGGTCGGGTTTTCTCCTTGGACACTTTGGGGTTCATGTGCAGGTAGATGGACACGCGCATAAACATATCCTGGGGACGCTCGACAATTTCACGGTTGGCTTTGAGGAGATACGAACGTTCCAGAGTCTTGAACGAGAAATAATCGAGTAAAAAGTCCCGCGAGTAGTCGATGTGATTCTCAATGTCTTTCTGATTCTTGACCACGAATTTGTAGAATCGTTCGTCGAGTAGCGGACACACGTTACCGTGCGTATCCTTACGTAGGTACAGAATGTCCATCTTGTCCTTGAACGAGGTCAGGGTGTTTTTGTGATGGTTGTTGATGATGATCCGCCCCGCGAGCGTACCGTACTGGTGGTTTTGGATACTCATCGATGCGCAGATGTTTGCGCTGTGGATGTCGATGTCACGGGTGTGGATATGATTGTGAAGACCTTGGATGACCGTCTGCGCCAGCGTATGCACGCTGATGTCCGGTAAGGGATAAGGTTCCTGGGTGATGAATTTCAGACGTTGGACCACTTTGTTGAAATTCACTTCTTCGAGTGAACCATTGCGTTTGACGACGTACATACTAAGCTTGTGTTTTATTTCATCGTGGATGGTTTTAACTTTTTCTTTTTCAATTTACAATCACGCGTTCACAACCGCGAGTATCGACTATACAGGCTGCGGGAAGGAAATCCCTGCGCTCGACTTTTGGCGTACGCGCTCTGTCCCACCGCGGTACGCTGACGGTTGAGTAGAAGGTGAAGAACGATCAGCACGAGCATGAACCCTCCGGGAACGAGAAACAGGGTGAAGAATCCCAGGACGAGGAACCACCCGGGTAATTCGTGCGCGTGGATAGACAGTCGATAAAATGTGTAAAACCACAGCACGATGTAGGCTATAATGGAGAAGAGCGTCAACGTCGTGGTCGAGTCGGTGTTGAAATTTTCGCGACGTTCCGCGACACAACGCTCGTACTCATCCAGGATTTCGGGAAAGTTTTTCGAAAATAATTCCATGATTTGCGGATGTTTGTTGTCCGTCGGCATGCGTGTTTGTTGTACCATGGAATTATTTTTTTTGTCTGACCGGAAGGGATCAGATAGCGGGAAGATTGTTGACTTTGCTGAGGAGATCGTCGCCGAGAACGGTCGCGGTGGACGTTCCTTCGACACCGGCTGGAGCCGCTGCTGGAACGGGTGCTGGAGCCGCTGCTGGAACGGGTGCTGGAGCCGCTGCAATTTCAGGCATCCCGTCGCCGCCACCGGATTCCAACCCTAAATCCGCACCTGGAGCAAGGGCAGCGTAATCGTCTCCACTGTCTCCATCCGCAGCCGATGGACGACGCTTTAGAAAGCGTTTGGCCAGTAAATAGAGCGCGGAGAGTACACCCACGCCGATCATCACTTTCACCATATTCTGGAAGGTAAAGTATGACGACCAACTCTTCCCAGCACTCGAAGTGTCTCGCGCGCCGGTCCGTGCCGCCTGGGCGACCGCGTTGTTTTCAGCGGCGGGTTCCTGCTGCTCGGGCGACCGAGGAGCGACGGGTACAGTCTGCAAGTCGACTGTGACCTTGTTGGGTTTGGGGGACTTGAGGACCAAGTACCAATTGTTGGGCACGTTGTTATCCTGGGTGATCTCACCCGAAAACATTCCTGTGTCGGCGTTTCGGAACTGCAACGCCTGACCCGAATCCAGGGTTTGTTGGTTGACCACCAATCCCTGGAAGGGTTCGCTTGATAAACTTGTGACTTGAAATTTAGATCTGAAATTCACTAGGTTATTGTTGATCGCAAACAACTGCTGGACGTTATTGATGACGTACTGGTTGTTTGACGTAGGCGAGGGGTTGGGATTCTCCATCGTTTAAGCGTACTTTGGAATCCAGTGCAGTCTCCTTTAAAATACATGGTACCCGCGTAAAATGATTTTTCATTCCGTCTAAAAACATTGTCTGGTAAAAGAAACAGCATGCCGCATTCCAGTGAACTTTATGCCTTGTTGAAGGAGAATTATGTGTACGAACTCTTTTTCACACACGTCTCGCTCATTCAACCCAAGGGGAAATACAGCCTCAGTCGTTCTGTACTGTCTCGATTCTGGACACTCTACAGCAAAGTGATACAGTCGGATGAGGTTCCACTGGGTATTGCCGAGAGTCCGCAGTCGTATGGCTCGGTGATCGTGGATGTTGATTTGAAATTTAATATCGAATTCGAACCCCCTGCGGACCATCTGTATCCGCGGACTTTTGTGGACGCACTGGTCCGTATTTACCAAGACGTGCTTAGGGAAATCGTCCGAGGTATTACGTCCTCGCATCTGGTGTGTGTGGTGTTGGAGAAATCCAAGTACCGTTCCTCGGACAACTATCACCACTACAAGAATGGATTCCATCTGCACTTTCCCTACTTATTTCTCAGTCGCGTCGACCAAGAAATTATTCTCATCCCCCGGGTACGTCAGCGCATGGGCGAGAACGACCACGGCATTTTAGACCGCTTTCGCGAATTCTCCCAGCAGTTGGTCAATGTGAAGGAAATCACTGAACTCATCGATACGGCTGCCATGAAAAACGCCTGGTTGCTATACGGTTCACGCAAGACCGAGGAACAGGAGCCGTATAGGATCAGTCGGATTTATGACCACCAACTCACCGAACGTACACTGGAGGAGGCGTTTCTCACGTACCAAGTGTACGACGAAGACGACGAACCCATTCAGCTCAATGCGTCGAATTTGGAATTCCACCTCCCTCGTATTCTGTCGGTGTGTCCCTACGGACGAGCGGTTTCCGAAGTACGGACCGATTTGAGTACCACTCCAGAACTGCTACGGTACATCAAGAAACCCAGTTTCCCTACCACACCGGTCGACGATGATCGCGACGACGCCGCCGTCGACGAGGAACTCGCGATCGTCAAGAAAATCCTACCTTTTCTGAGCACCGCGCGTGCGGACGACCGCAACAACTGGATGACGGTCGGTTGGGCGATTTTCAACGTCTCACGCGGATCGGATGCGGGATTGGATCTGTGGTTGGATTTCTCCCGACGAAGTCTCAAGTTTAACGAGGCGCGGTGTTTGTACGAATGGTCGCACATGGAAGACCGGCGACGGATCACACTGGGGACCCTCAAATTTTTCGCCAAGACGGACAGCCCCGAGGCGTATCAAGCCTACTTGTTCGAGCAAAGTCGACACTCCATGCGCTTCGAGTTCAGTTCGTGTCACTACGACCTAGCGGTCCAACTGCATCGTCAGCATGGAAACGAGTACGTGTACACCGACTCGGGTTGGTATTATTTTACCAACCATCACTGGGAATTTATCGAAAACGGGTTCGAGTTGCGCAGCAAGATCTCCAATGATCTGGTCCAGTTTTACCGTTCCTTTCGGGATGATTTATTTGTCGAAATGAAGGGGAAAGACGATGACGAACTGATCCAGGTGAAGAAGAAGGAACAGGACGTCACACGACTCATCGCTCTGCTGAAAACGACCCAATTCAAACAGAATGTGATGCGCGAGTGCCAGGAAGTGTTTCATGTCCGCGACTTTGAACGCAAACTGAACACCAATCGATACCTCATTGGATTTCGAAACGGAGTATACGACCTCGAATCCAACTATTTTCGGGTGGGACTACCCACCGACTACATTTCGATGCAGATGCCCATCGAGTACCGCGAATTCGGTCCGACGGACACTCGGGTCCTCGAGGTGTTTGCGTTTCTCGAAAAAGTATTCCCCGACAGCTCCTTGCGGCGGTACTTTCTCGACGTGATGTCCGAGACCTTTGTCGGGTACAATCATCGTAAACACGTCTACTACTGGACAGGTGAGGGAGACAACGGAAAGTCGATCACGCAAATGTTTTTCGAGAAAATGTTTGGACGACTGTCCATCAAAGCGCCCACTTCCATGATCACCAGTCGTCGACCCAACGCGGGTGCAGCCAATGCCGAACTGGCGCGTGCCGGAAATGGAGTGCGTACCATTTTTCTGGAAGAACCCGACCCCGACGAGGAAATCTTTACGGGTGTCTTCAAACACCTCTCCGGTAACGACAGTATTTACACCCGTGATCTCTACCAGGCTGGAAAAAACGTCACCGAGATCGTTCCCATGTTTAAACTGTTTGTCATCTGTAACAAACTCCCCAAGATCCGCAAAGGTGGAGACAAAGCCACGTGGAACCGTATTCGTGTGATTCCGTTCGAGTCTACGTTTTCCAAAAACGCACCGCTCACCCTGGAGGAGCAACTGCGCGACAAGGTCTTCCCCGTGGATACCACCCTGGCGCAGAAAATCCCCAACTTGGTCGAACCCTTTGCGTGGATCCTACTCCAGCATCGTACCCAACCCAAGATCCACGAACCTGAAAAGGTGGTCGCCGCTACGGACCGTTACCGCATGAACAACGACTATCTCCATCAGTTTATCGGACAGGTGATTGTGGACGACGCGAAGGGCAGTGTGTCCACGGGAGACTTGTACTGCAAGTACAAGGAATGGTTGGAGGAAGGTTTACCCGGTGTGCGACCTCCACCCCTACTCGAGTTTATGGAATATTTCCAGAAGAAATGGGGAGACGCGGACGCCGATGGAGTGTGGCACGGGCGACGAATCAAATTTGAACGGGGTCGGACTGGTGCGGACATGGGTTCCTTGCTGTGAAATGTTAAAATTGAAAACCCGCAAAAAACAAGATACAATAAAAACCAACAATCTTCATGTCGCAAACCCTCTCTAAACGATACTTGGAAACTCAACAATGCGAACTCCCCGATGCGCTACCCCCGGGTGCCGAGGACCAGGTTTGGTTTGATCACGCAGACCCGCAGTCTCCGCGCTCACCTGCCCCGTTTGTACCCGTAAGCGCGCAAGAAACGTGTCCGGCCATTATCCAATCGGGAGTGAACAAAGGGCAGGCGTGTGGAAAACCCGTCACCGAAACCGGGTTCTGTAAACGACACCCTCCGAGTACGGAAGAACGACCGACCAAGCGCGCCAAGCTGACTGCGTACACACGAGGACGGTGTGTGTGCAAGACTCAGAAGGGAGACATCTGCGGTGCGGCAGTCAAGGGTGGGGGTCTCGTCTGCAAGCGTCACACCAACTGCCCCCTTCCAGGCGACCTCCCAGCCGACTTTATCACCGCGGCACCTGACGTGATGGACGTAGAACCAACGGAACCGACGGAACCCGAGTCCGTCGTGATGGAGGTAGAGTCGACGGAAACCATAGAACCGGAGCCCGTCGCAACCGAGATGGATGCACAACGACAGCGGGATCTCAGTGAACCCGTACTCGTTCTCCCGGATGAAGCCCCGGGACCCGCGCAAGTCGACGAGACGGCTCCCGAGATGATTGAAGCGCGCTTACTCGATCAAGAGGGTTGGTCCACACACCGTATCGCCAACCACCAGGAGATGATGCGTTTGCTGGAGACCACCGCTGTCGTAGACATTGACGAGCGTCAGTTTCGGTTTCTCGAGACGAAAATTCGAGCTTGTTTCGAATAAAGTTTGGTCCTACAATAAAACAAATGAGCGACGATGATGATTCTCCCGCTGCTGCTGGTACCAAGGGTCTGCGCGCACTCATCAGCGAGCATCCTATGAACACCATTTTACGAGGAGACACCACCAGTGCCGAACGAAAATACGCCAATCTCATCCCCGAACCCAGCGAAAATATCTACAAATTCGTCAATATTCCCGATACGTTTTCCGTACCCGAGTCCTTCGAGGGGAAACGTGTCTGGAAAAAGTATCTCTCGGGCGTGCAGCACCAACGCGAGTGTGGGAGTTGTTGGGCGTTTGCTGCCGTCAGTACACTGGCCGATCGATTCAACCTCTTCAGTCGAGGCCAACTCCACCTGAATCTTTCTCCGGTACCCATCGTGCTGTGCGACACCCACGGAGCCTACAACCCCGAGCCACTCAACGACCTCGAGACTTCGCTCAAGGTGTTTGAGTCCGTACAAAAGTTGTACGGTTGCAATGGTAATTTGTTGTCTGAAGCGTGGCGAATGTTGTATACGGTGGGGACCAACGAACAGACGTGCATGCCACTGAATATTCTCAAATTTCAGTCTCCGTCCTCGTGTATCAAATTGACCGGTCCTGCTGGGGATATGTGCTCGGATTATTTATTCAACTTTCGAAGTAACACCGAATACGGGACACCAGCGAAATTCTACACCGCGTATCACGTGTATGCGGTCCCCGGGACCGCAGCCGAAGGGAATCACTCCGAACTGAATATTCGAAGAGATATTTACAAATTTGGACCGGTGAGCACAGCGTTCGAGGTGTATTCGGATTTCTACACATTCGATCCCAAGACGACGATCTACCGTAGCAAACAACCTGGGACGCGTATCGCCGGTCACGCGGTCGTCCTTGATGGTTGGGGAGAGGAGAATGGAGTGAAATTTTGGTGGGTGCGAAACACCTGGGGACCCGACTGGGGAATCGGTGGGTATTTCCGAATCGTCCGTGGCGAAAATCACTGCAAAATCGAAGAAAACGTCATCGCGGGCATTCCCGACTTGTCGTCGACCCACTTTGTCATCCCCGAGGACATCTTCCAGCGCGCCGAAATCCCACGGGACGTTAAAAGTAAATTTTCCACGCATTCGTACAAGAACATGGCGGGTGGAATCGATCCCAACACAGGATACTCTCGCCGAGTCATGTCGTACCTAGAAAATCGAGAGGATATACGACCCATCCTTCAAGCGCAAGGAAAAATTCCGGTACCCAATTACGCCCAGTTTGTGGCCGCAGAGGTCCAACCCTCTCCAGAAGCCATTGGACCGACCGCTGCTATGCGTCTGTCGTCATCTGCTGCGATCCCGAATGCGATCCCGAATGTCCTCGCCGGAAACGATAATCAAAGTGTGTACAAATGGACCCTTGCTTTGAGCATGATTTCTGTATTGATGGGTGTTTATTTTTTTCTTTGTTGGTGGGCTTCGGTGAGGAAGACGCGTTGACGCGCGTCAGTTATTGTTGTTGTCCACTTCGCGGCACAGGGGACACTCGCGACGTTTGATTTTGATGAAATTGGTGAGGATACACGACGAGTGATACGAATGGGCGCAGCTCAACGTGTAACTCTGTTCGTCGCGGTGTACCGTATCCTTGCAAATCACGCACATCAAATCCTCCGTGTGAAACATACGATCAAACATACACTGCGAACAGTACATCTGCGGAAGATCGCGATGGCGTTTGTCCATGTACATGTTGCGGCATTCCACACACAACTTGAATTCGTCTAGACGTTCAATCATCCTACCCGCAAACACGTCGTAGGCCCGAGTGAGATCCTCCGCCGCAAGCTCGCGAGGAATTTCCGTGTTCAGTACGATATGCTGTGAATCCCCAAAGAAACTTCGATTGATCCGTAAATTGATACAATCGGTCACCAGGGTCCACTTGGCCGTAACCGAAAACGTGTTGACCCCCGAGGGATCATCCATTGCTTCGTGCAATCCGTAGATCAAGGACAGCTTGAGTACGAGCTTGACGTCGATTTCTGGGACTTTGCACGTGCGCTGGAACAGGACACTCTGAGGAAATACGGTCTCGTGCGTGCACGAATCGTGGAAATCCACGAGTAGATCCCTGAGATATTCGGGAACAATTTCCGCTTGGATGAGTTGCATGGTTGGTGTTTTTATTTTTTGACGCGCCCTCTTAAATAAAAACATATACGCATGCTGGACGCCATCGTCCAATACCTCCCTACAGATCTACTTCGTGTGATTTCCGTGTTCCACGCTGAACTGTGCCTACAAGAGCACTTACAAGTGTGTCGTCGCCTGTTTTTGCAATTCCGCGATCTGGAAGGTCAATTTCAGGAAGAAAGCGCGCGGTACAATCGGCAATTACAATACCATTTCCGAACCCTCTGGGCGCTGGATTCCCACTGGCATGTCCGCGACGAAATCACGTCTCTCAAGGAGATTTTCCGAAAAATCGGCGGCCATCGTGATCGCGCGTACCGACAACTCTTGGCGCAGTACAAACAGTACGGTCGTGCACTCAATTATTACGTCAACGATCTCGCGTACGAAATCTGTGAACAACTCTGGCTCAGTCTGTACGTACTCAATCGTACCCCTGATGGTCGACGAACCCTTCAATGGAATGAAGTGACAAAGGCGCGCGCGATTTTCACGACAGAAGTGCGCCTCATTCAGTTGGGATTACAGGCTCTTCCTCGTTACGAAAAAGTTAAACTCCAACTGTTGCAGTACATCCTCCGGCGCATTCATCGGTACCTCAACTCGTGGACGTTTTGTTTCCGACGATGGGTCTGCGACCCGCCTGTCACTTGGGTGGAATTGCATCGACTGTTACAAGAGGATCCTGACGCCCTGCAGCGATTTCTCACCCTGGTCGTGGTTAAGGATTAGGAGTTGTCGCCCGGTTTGAAGCTGGTCCTCTGAACGCGATGAATCGAATTTAAATCCAAGCCCAAGTGCATTAAAATGTCTTCTGTTCAACTTTTACAGGTGCTCAAAACCCAATTGGTGCTGTTTTTCGACGAACTCATTGCGCTCCACCCCGAGGAAAAAGACTTCCTCGTCATGCGATTCTTCATCAAGGATCAAGTGCCCATCACCGAAGTCATGCAGTACATCAATCAGAAACTCGTACCCCTCGAGTCGTATATCCAGAACCGGGACGAACGATTCTTCCTCGAACACCAGGTGCTCTTCGAGGAGCTCAAGGACCACAACAACTCCAAAGTCAACTACTTCAAGCGTATGTGGATGTCGTCCGACGAAGAAAACAAACAAGTCTTTTGGAACTGGTTTCAGTACTTTGTGACGCTGGCCAAAAAGTACTCGGGTGCGATCAATAAAATGGCGTGATTCGGGTCTGGTTATATTTTGCCTGCTGGCTCGCGATGAGATTCTCTCGATGAAACGTCGAATCGTTGATCGAACTCAGGGGAGAGTACCCATAAATAGCCTGATTGGGATGTACGAGGCTGTAGTGCGGTTTCTCGGACGTCATGGGATCCGTGTACGCATACGAGACGGTCATACTGGGAAGATCGTATACCGGTCGATAATACGGATCTTTGATGGAATTGTCGATGTAGTATGTGATCTGTCCATTGTTCACGTTGTGTGGGGTGTAGTTGTCGAGAATGGGTGCATCGTAGATACGGGAGAGCGGCAATGAACCGGTCATCGAGGGTCGATCCAAACGCGTTCGAATGTTCCGCACAGGATCCTTCAAACGAGGATTGAACGAAATCACGTTCCCCTCGGCATCGAATTTGTAATCGGGTACTTCAGTGAGACCGTTGTGATTCAGAATTTGGTCGCGGAACGGGAGGGAATATTTGCAGTACATGGGTTTATTTACCCTGGACAAAAAAAAAGCAAGAGTAAAAAAGTGCGGGATCACGTCGCGCACAACGCACAGTTCGCCTTATTTTCAGGAATAAATTTCACATACGTTTCGAGCATCACATACAGAAAGATATCCACCGACAGCACCAACGCTTCCGTATCGGGACGACGTAGTGCATTCTGCAGATCCATAGGTACGGCGTATCCCTTATTCACAATGTACTGCACACGATCCTTCACCTCTCGTACGAACACGGGCTCTTTGACGCGAACCTCTTGTTTTGCCGAGTCGTACGCGAGGAAATCGGTTCGTTTCTTTTGGTCGGCGCTATCGCTACGGACCGCCCACGTAAGAGTCAGCAGATTCAGTACGTTTTCCAGCGCGTACGCAGCCGGATCCGCCGTCCATACACGAGCCATTCTGTAAAACGCGCACGTCATGGCTTTACCGCGCGCAAGCGCAGTCGTATTGGTCGTGCACCGATCCAACATCACCAATTTCCACTCCAAGGGGACAAGACGCAGACAATCGCGCCATTCCCGGTCAAGATCCGTCGAGGCCGTGGGATTTTTCTCAAAGTAATCCAACAAGGCGGTTTTTGTCGCGTCTGGAAATTTGGGGATGGGTTTCAGCGTCGAGGGTTTGGGACGAACGTACCGCGTGTACACCCACCATGCTCCCGCGACGCACGCACCCACCACCAGGAGGTACACGAAAATCGATAGAATCGGAATCATGATTTATTTTATTCAGACATTAAAATTGCGTCGTCGCTACGCTTTTCTCGATGAATAGAGCTTGCTATACGCGATTTGTCGGTCCGCTTCCGCTTGACTCATCTTTCGTTCTTTCTCTGCCTGTCGTTCCACTTCTCGTTCCTTCCGTTGCTTCGTCATCGTTTCTGGATGCACGCTTTGTGTCACGAATGCTACCTGGGTTTTATACTCTTGTAGTCTTTCTGCTAACGCTGCTTCCTGTAGATATGATGGAGTCGCCGTCGCGAACGATTTGGATGTAGTTTTCTTTCGTCCTCCTTTCGGAGGGTTTCTCAGAATCGCACTTGCCTGTGTGCCCGCTTCCTCGGGGGAGTCCTTCAGAAGCCACACCAAAAGTCCGACTAGACCAATCACCAAAAGTCCGACTAGACCAATCACCAAAAGGACGCGGACAATCATCCACAAAGTGGACACTTCCTCGGCGGGTCTTTGCTGACTCGTATTGGATGTAACCTCTTTATTTTCCGTTTCCTCTTTATTTTCCGTTTCCACCCGGGTTTCGGGTCCAGTGACGACGATCTTAGCGTCCGTACCCGACGGCGGTGCGTTTACTTCTACTTGGTCCGGTTGCTTAGGAACGGATCGCAAGTAGATCGACATGGCCGTTCCGGAGGCTACCCCTACGAAGGTTACGACGACGATTAAGAGATACGTTCGGCGCTGCGAAACTGTGAGCATCATCGTTTATTCGGGTATGGAAAATTTTTCCAGAAGCTCGCGTTCGTCATCGCTCAGATCCTCTTCCCGAAGTCCTGAGCACAGGGCTCTTCTGAGCTGTTCGTAACGTACGCGGTGGACCTGATCCTGATCGGGGAAATCCCGGGTCATGCCTTCGATGACCGGCTGTGGTTTGTACTTGTCCATGTCGATCGAGCCATAAAATCGCTCACCCATCTTTTTAAGATCGTCTTTCTGATCGTCGCTCAGCATGGAGCCCATATTCTGTCGTACGTCGTTGAAAAAATCCATTGAGTTTATTGGGATGGAGGTTGTATTTTAAAATAAGACTCCACGTCTTCCAGGGTCAATTCATACTCGCTTGTACGACGTCGAAACACTTCACGGATCAACTCTTCAATGTACACCCGCAATAACCGATATCCCTTGATGGAGATATGTACGTCTGCAGGGGGGTCCGGAAATTCGATCCAGGTCACGGATGGCGCGCGAGAAACGAGAAAAATGTTATGTCTCGTGATAATTTCGTGTAAAAGCGCATCCCGCTGGATCGCCAATCCCACATCATCCGCGGTCAGCTGAAACATGGGTTTGAAGCCGGAATGGATAACACTACTCTCGATGATTTCAAAGCACAAAAACTCCACGATTTGGTGGATTCGTTTCACAGAAGATTCGTTCAAGGCGAATCGATACCGCTGGATGATTTTGTGGAGTCGGAGGTGATAAGCGGGCGATGTTTCGGCAATCTGGAGCCACTCCAGAGGAAAGATACTTTTCAGAGCGATACTCAGTCGAGATTCCTCGGTGATGGAGTGTGCGTTTTGTTTGGACGCGTTGCATAGCGACCAATGGGTTACGGTCACAAACGCGTCGAGAATCGACTTGGTAACGAAAGTCGACAGTCGATGCAACTGAGACTCAAACTGGGCGTTTGGATAATCGATAAAATCCGAAGTCAGGGGTAGCAGTCGTTCCTTGACAACAGACAAAATAAGGTCATTCATTTAAAAAAACACCCTGCTTTTTTTAAATCATTCGTAATGCACGTTCGAATTCACCCTGAATTAATCGACGACCTCTCTCCATCGGATACGATCGTTATCACCCCGGACGTACGGGAACGGTTACTGGAACAACTCCAGCATGAAATGAGTACAGTGTTTGCAATGCTCGGTGAACTATCCGGCGAAGGTAAGATCACCGCCGCCGATATTCGGTTGGTTTTATCGTTACGCAGTATCAATTTGTGCATGTAAGCAAATAAAAGATCATGTATTTTTAGAATCTACCGCTACCACGGGCTTGGACTCCGGCTTGGGTGGTTCCGGTTTGGGTGGTTCCGGCTTGGACTCCGACTTGGGTGGTTCCGGCTTGGACTCCGGTTTGGGTGTCACGGAAACGGTCTCTGGACGAACGGTCTTGGCGACCAAGACCGACGTCTCGCGTACACGATGATCCATACGGCGCAGTTGTTGTTCGATTTCTTCGATGCGATCGGGTAAGGTGGACCACGAGGCCAGTGTGGGCAATTGCGACTCGCGCTGGAGCTCCCGCAGTTCTTGCACGCTTTGTGAAAGCTGCCCGAGACGTAGGTTGAATTCTTCCTGACCTCGGTGCAAGGTACGAAGTTCGGTCTCCATGCGGGAGAGGATTCTGCTGTTCAGCTCTGAGCGGGAATTGATGTTCATGGTGATTTTTTTATTACCCTTTGGGACTGTTTAAGTGATTCGCTGTGTTTGTTCGTGTGGTTTAAAGCACCACGAGCCACCAAAAAAATGAGCAACACTTTAAATCTTCGTGAATTGGACCTGGAATTGATCGCTCCGGCAACGGCGACCATGAACGATTTCGACCAAGGAGGCTCGAAAATCGTGATCATCGGGAAACCCAAGTCGGGTAAATCATACCTGATTCGCGACCTCTTGTACAGCAAGAAGCATATCTTCCCTACGGGTATGGTGATCAACGGGACGGAAGACAGCAATCATTTCTACGGCAACATGTTCCCGGAAACGTTTATTTACGACCAGATGAACACGGCGGCGATACAGAATTTCAAACGCCGTCAACGACTGGCGAAACAAATCCTTCCCAATCCATGGAGTGTCTTGATTTTGGATGACTGTATGGATCAGCCTGGAATTTTCAAGACACCCCTGTTTCAGGATATCTTCAAAAACGGGCGTCACTGGAAAATGATGCTCATTATGGCGATGCAGTATTCCATGGACATCCCCCCTGGATTACGCATCTGTATCGATGGAACGTTTATCTTCCGTGAACCCAACCTCAAATACCGCAAGAGTATCTACGAAAATTACGCGTCCGTAATTCCCGATTTCAAAATGTTTTGTGACATCATGGACCAGATCACCAACGACTACACGGCCTTGTATATCCACAACAACACCGCGTCCAACAATATCGAAGACTGCGTGTTTTGGTACAAGGCCAAACCCGTACCTGATTCGTTCAAGTTTGGCTCGCAGGATTACTGGGAGTTTCACCGTATTCGGTACGACGATGCGTACGCCAAACCGATTTGAGCGTACGGAATCCCCCGGGTTGGCGGATGGAAAACACGGTGGGGACAAGTGGGCGCCGGCGCCGGACGGCTTCGTCCCATAGACGTTGACGCCGTGCATGCTCCTCGGGGGGTAGGACAATTTTCCGCGTTAAAAAATGTAGACTCATATTTTTTAATGCACGTATTATGTTTTTTAGTGGTGAGGTGTGGATTTGGGCGGTTTCTTGATGATACCGCCGTGCTTCACGTACGTCTTCTCGCGTGTTTTGTAGTGCTTTTTGAGTATAGAATTGTCGTCTACAAGATCAAACACCACGGGGATGGTGTCCTGCTTACGGAATACACGACCCAAATATTGAATGAAATAGGCTTCTAAATCACTTGCGACGATGAGCGCGTTCAAATACGGCGCGTCAAACCCCGTACCCACTTTCTGGATGGTCCCAATCATGACGATTTTCTGATGTTCGGGAGGCGGCGTCCCCGACGGTTGTTTATCGCCGTACAGACACTCGGGTGTAATCCCTTTTTCTTTCAGCTTCGATTCGAGTAGTTTGATCTGATCCACCCGTTTACACAACACAAGAAAATTCAGACTGTTGCTCAGGATGATTTCCACCACTAGATCGTTCCGAGCCGGGTCGTTGGCTTGTTGGTTGAGGATGTGATTCCAATCCACCTTACCGTTGGCTTGTTTTTCGATGGTTGGGGTAAAATGGGTATCCACACGGTACACGTGGTGCACGCGCTGGAGCTGTCGGTCTACCCTGCTCCGACCAAAGTACAGATCGAGGAGAATATCCATTCCGTCGTTACGATAGGGCGTCGCCGATAAGCCAATCAAGTACTGTGGAGTGACGTATTGAAAGCAGGTGGACAGAACCTTGGAGACAATCAGGTGCACTTCATCGACTAAAACCAGGCCGATTTCTGGCATGTATCCCAGTTTGGGTAGGTTGATGGCGTTGACGATAAAAAAATCATTGTCCCAATCGATCAGTTTGTTGGGTTTGAGTATCTGGACTTTAGGGTTGTCGATGAACTGCTGCAGGACACCTTCCCATTGCTGCATCAACACTAGACGGTTCACGATAATCAGCGTTTTGAGCTGGATTTTATACGCAAAGTACACTGCTAGAATGGATTTACCGAATCCCACGTGGGTGGATACAATCGCGGACTGTTGTCGGTTGAGAATGTCCACCACTTCGTTCCGGACGACTTTTTGTTCTTCGCGGAGTGTCCCCGTGAACCGAAACGGAGTCGTGAGCGGACGATGTGTCATCGGCGCAAATTGGGCCTCGACGGCGTACGCAAACGGTAGGAACAACAAAGAGGATTGTTGAATACGATACGCTTGAATGTAGATACTCGGTGCGTTTTTCTGACCGTATCCCGAGGGTTTGGTGCAAATGGTAAGATTGAGATCCTTGTCGATTTTTGCCAGTGTTTCCGGGCTGAGTGTCGATAGACGGATCAGGGCGGACATTGTGAAGGACCGATAGACAGCAGTTGTGTTCAGTCACAGATCAATTTAAACCACGAGCGATTTGTACCGCTCGAAACGCGCGGTTTGCCGACGGAAAAACTGCTGAACCAGCTGCAGATCGTGCTCGACGTCGGTCACGTAAAAGGGTTCCCCCAACCACACCTGGAACGATTGTTCACAGAGTGCACCTCCCGTCCCGGTCTCGAGCTGATCGATGGCCATGGGGGTCACTGGAATGTCGAGTTCCTGAGCGATACGGAGCATCCCTGTACGGTAGCGTTCATAGTGTCGGGGATGGAGGGTCGAGGGATGATTGATGTAGCTGAATACGTGTCGCTTCGCGGCCAGGTGTTCTTCCACCTGGGATTTGACAGCGTCGTACGCTTGTGTGTGTTCGGTGTCTGGAGTGAGGATGCACGGAAGGCGCGAGCTCATGTGGAAATGTCGGTCGACGGAGGCTTTGACGACAAACGCAAACGGACGCGAGAGCATGAAGACTGCGAAACTTTCCAGACGATCATTGGGGTAATTGGCGACAATCAAGTGCGGGCGTTTGCGGAGGGTATGAAGGTTGTGGTGGAGTCGGAAGTAGGTGTTGAAACAGATCCGCATCCGCGCGGCGAGTTGAGGTCGCGGAGTGAGCAGATCGGTACGGAACCACTCGATCATCAGGTGTAGGGGGAACAAGATCGTGCGCATGTAGTGCCCCAACACCGTGAGGATGAGGGTCAACTTGGCTGCCTCGGGGAGCGGACTACACAGTACCGTCAGTACGAACGAGACGATCCAGCCCCACAACGACAACAGTGTATAGGTTCGTAGCCCGAAAACGTCCTGGACGAGCATATCCAACGAGGGAAAACAGACCAGCAGGCTAGACAACAGTCCAGTGGGTATCATCATCGGTTTTGATTTGCCCTCAAGGAGTGGTGTTTTAAAACGGAGCATCGCGAACGAATAAACTTATGAATCACGCGGAGATCTGCTTGGATTTGAGCGTTCCCCTACAGACACGCCTGGAGCACCTCACGTACCTGAGTTCAGACGAAGTGGATACCATTTTGGAATGTATGTGTTCGATGTACAACATCCATCCGACCTTTCTTGGAGCACAGTACTTGCAGTGTCTGATCTTACAGAACCATACCTGTTTGCGACGCCGAATCCGTATCGCGGAAGCATGCGACCTGGGGCGTACCGTGTTGTATCTACTGACGCGGATCACGAATCCTCAGGAGCGCATTGCGTGTATCGAAATGTTTTCCAATCCGTTTCTGAAGGTGCATGCGTACGCCGTACTGTACACGCGAACTTCCGTGGATATCCGTATCCAAATCATGAAGAATTTGTATCGCCTGTCCGTGATACGCGCAGACTACATTCGCTGGTTTTTGGAGCATATGCGCAACGAAGCGCTCGAGTACAAATATCGCGCCAACTGTGCCGACTTTCTTCTACGCCACGATTCCGTACCGGAACACCGACAGGAGGCCCGCGTTTTTCTCAAACTGGTCCAGCCGCTGGAATTGTACGAGCACCACGAAAACGTACACCTGTTCGTCCCTCGTGTGCACGTGCTCGAGCGCATTTTACGGTCGGAAACACCCCGAACAGATCGGGACGCCATTCTTCGATTTCTACGGGACCGTCACCTGAACGATGAAACGTTTGTACAGCGGATTTTCAACGACAAGACTTTACTACTGAGAACACTACAGTGGAAATGTACACTGGAGGATTTGTTGTGCATCGTCTGGACGGGTTTGTCCGATGAACTGCGCGAATTATTGGCACACGACATCGAGTCTTCGTCCATCCTGGACGACTCGGAAGGGTGGATGTGCACCACGGGGTACTACAATCGCATTTTGAATATCTACCAGGCGGCACAGGACGAGACGGTATTCGATATGGTACACGACCGCGAGGCGTTCCAAGAAGCGTTCACGCAGCATCTGAACCGGGAACTACAAGGTGTAGACGACGAAGAGGAGAAAGGGAATATCTTCATGGCACTGGCCGAATCGTCCGAAGCAGCCCGAATTCGATATCTGACGTTTCGAATTCAGTCGCTACCTCGTGTAATTGAGGAGATGCGAGCGCAGTACAAAGAATTGTCCGACGATCAATTCACAGCGTGGATTAGCGACGCGCTGCGGGCATACGAGCAATAACGGCGTTCTGCGATGTCGCCGACACTGCCCAGAGTACGTACAGCGCGACCAGACCCAGTGTGATAAATAAAATCGGTTTAAAATTTTTGCGCAGAAAATCCATAACCTTACCGGCTACTTGATTGAGATTGGTTTGGTTGAGCCACTGAGGCGCGAATGGCGACGAAGGACCGCCGTTCGGGGATGGTGGTGCACCCTCGACGTTCTCGACACTTTTGTCGAGATTGCGAATGAGCGTCATGTCGCGCTCCCCGTCTTTGGGATACATGATTTCCAACCAGCGAATATCCGTCGGTGAAAGTTTGTAAATTGGCTTCACTTCAAGGTTGTTCAATGTGGTGGGGAGTATCCGTTCGGGGCATCGGGACGAATCCGCGTCGTCGAGTGGCTTGCACAATTTACAGCTGAGTGTCTTGTTGAACGGATAAATCATAATGGAATCCTCGTCGTAGTTTGATCCGTTGGTCTGTTCCAGCTGGTATGCGTTGATCACATTTTGGTTGATCTTTTCGATATCCCACCCCTGCGTCAAACGGTAATAGCAGTATATGGCCTCCCGATTCCACTGAATGGGATTGTTCTGTGGATTCTGGTGTTCGTGGATCATACCCAACGCGTGACAAAATTCGTGGATCACAGTGGCCACATCAAACCAACCAAACGTCATGGTAGGTTGCTGGCGATCCGCAAACCGAATCGATCGCGTATTCCCCACGACCGACGAACAACCGTACTGGGGACCGAAGATGATTCGAATATCGCTCTGGATGATATCGTTCGTGTACGTAAACGTGAGCCCCACCAACGGAGCCAGACGCTCTTCGACGACACTCTTCACGAGCGTAATGGGGTCCACTCGGTTCTGCAAGGTCGCGTATAGAGGATCAAGAAAATTATTCGGGTCGTACCCGGGAAGACTGGGACTCGCAGGGGGTAGCAATGGCGTTTGCCACTCCATTTGCTGCAGTTCATTCGCGGGAGGGAGAGGAAAAAAGTAGATTCGAATGGTGGTCAAGGTCGGCCATAGAGCCTGGTTGAGAAAGGCCGCGCGGGCACTACCCTGCGTAGCGGGTGCGGTGTCTCGGGCATACGGGAAACTCTGTGCGCACAGCAAAGACATGTTTTTTTTTTATGATAATAAAATGTATCGCGAGAATGATGACGAATTCGATCCAGAGGACGAATTCGAGTATGCAAATGGCGGGGACACGACGGCGATTGTCGCTGGAGTGATCTCCGGGCTCCTGGGTATAGGGGGTCTTTGGTATTGGTACAAAAGTAACCGAGAGAGCGAAGCAGCAGCGGCCGACCGCGACGCGCTTGGCGTGGGGTCACTCGCCGCCCGAAAGGATCCGATACCCGGACTCTCTCGGCGAGCTTCTTCTTCCTCCTCCTCTGGCTCCAAGCGATCGACGTCGTCCAAACGATCGACGTCGTCCAAACGATCGACGTCGTCCAGGTCGCAAACCGCCTCTGGTTCGGGTTCGAAAAGAGTTATGGTTTCGTATAAGCAACGACCCGCTCCGCTGTTTACCATTCCGGAGGACGAAGAATTCAGTCTAGGCGATTTACGGTGATGTACGGATTTGCGCGCGAGTGTGTTTAAACCGCTCCAGATCAAACCTTAAACATGATTTCGTGGATGTCTTTTGCACAGCCGTATACGTACGAACCGCTGACCGAGTGTTTTGCGTGGTGCTTTCCGTGGTTGGTTAGGTCCCCTGGAAACGGGTACACGTCGGCGTACCGAGTAAGAACGTCGAATACTGGAATTGAGCGCCATACTCTTGACGCTGGCGGAAAAAGTACGTGATAAATCCGTACCCACCCACGAGGGTCATCAGTACGACCAGACCCAGTTGGACCTGGTTCAGTCGTTCCACCATATGGGTATCCCCCTTTTCGTGTTTTCCGGCTTTCTCGATATCGACAAGCATGTACGCGACGATACAGACCAGGACACTGAACGCGTACAGCGCATCCATCTTCGTAATGACCAAGAACATCAGGTACACCACAAAGGTGGTCAGGAAGATCCACGGAACGACCCACTGCTTTTGGGCAGCGGTTTCGTAGGCCTTCTTGTCGATCGCGACAATGAAAAACATCAAGAGCAGGTAGGTCAAAATGTGCTTGACCCAGACATTCTCGATACATTTGGCCTGTAAATCACACGACAGCAAACGGTCCGAGAAATTGGAGAGGATCGTTAGAAACAACAACCCAAAACAGTTGAGGAGAACGTTGTAATCCATTTTTTATTTTGCGGGAAGGGAAAATAAAAAAAATCGTAGAGTTTATTCCGCCGAAGGAGGTTTGAATTGCTCGGCCATTTTCGTGGGATCCATGGTTTTCATGAGCGTGTCAAACATCTGGCCCATTTGTGGATTGTCCTTGGTCATGGTACCGATCATAGACTGGACCACACCCATCATCTTACTGAGATCCAATTGTCCCGAATTGACCTTGTCGTTCATACTACCGATCAATTCCGTAAAGATACCTGAATTCATGATCTGTCCGATCGCGTCAAACGGGTTCGAGCTGCTGTCCACTTTGACGTTCTTCTCGACTTTGTCGATGATATCTGTGAGGAAATTGGCCTCTGAGGCGCCATTGTTTTGCTTCAGCGACTCTTTGAGAATCTGCTTGGCGCGACCCGTGCTATCCACCAACGCGCTAATCGTGAGAATGTGTTGCCACATGACACTGCGTTGGTCCGCATCGGCCTGTTCAAACAGTTCCTTCATGTCGATGAACACGCGTTCCGAATAGCGAACGATAGGGTCCACGAACCGGTCGTGCGCCTTCGTGTAAATCGCCTCACGGTTCGCCAGACAAAACGAGGTGAACGCCTGGACGTGTTTTTGGATGGGCAATTCATGCGAAAAGGTGGTCTGTTCGATGAGACGGGCATACAGACGCAAAGGCTTGTGGGTCGCCCCGAACTCCTCCTGTAGAGACATGATAAACGTATGAATGGCCTTGAAGGGAAGGAGGGAAATTTCGTTCGAGGCGGAGGGGGTAGCGATAGCAGAGTGGTCGGTATCCATGACTGGTACCAGGGCGAGGGTTTCGTCGGTGTGGGATTCGTGATCATCCTGGGGTAATGACGACATATTTTTACCGATAGATCGCAGTTTTTTAAATCTTCGTTGCAACCGTGACGGTGGAATTAAAAATAATTTTTCCCTTAGGATAAACCGTACCGCTAATGCCTATATCGTACTCTGGAATCGTCAATTATGGAAAAGCTGTGCTTCCATCGGTCGAGAGCTGGGGTTCGAATAACAATATTCTTCGGGATCCACCTCGTTCCATCACCACGCGACGAGTGGACAAAGTGACCGATTCGTCGATGGTCGACGTGGAAATCGACAAGAGCTCGGAGCGCGTGGCCGAATCCATTCGTGTCTATCCACGCGGTGCGAATGTGATGGTGGGTGTATCGTACAACAATCAGGGAAACACACGCGGAGGACAGCAAGCCAAACTTCCGTACCGTGTGATGCGCGATGGCGTGTTCCGACCCCCGGTCCTCCGACCTGTCAATTTACTTCCGCTGTCGCGTCTACCTCGTAACAACACAACCATCGATCCGATTGCGTACACCACCGATTTCAGCAAGAAAATCATCTGTCCCGGTACCGCAAAGGATTATCGTTCTGTGAAGAATGATCTATTACAGGTACAGACCACAGCTGCAAAAGGACAACCCATTCGGGTACCGGTGGAAGTCGGCGTCGGACAGAACATCGTCCAGGATCGGATCTACGCCGACGCGGAGACGCAAAAAACACAGCGCGTCGAACGCCACGTCGAAGTGGGTGTACGCCAGACCATTCAGACGCCGTTGGCGGCCGAGGCGTACAGCAATTTGAAATATTTCACACACGCGCAGCACGCGGAAACCGTCAAGTACACCAACGACTCCGTGCTCAGTGCCCGTCTACAGTACACTTCGCAAACCAATCCGAGTCAGAATCGACACGTACAACAAACGAGCAAGGTATCGTACCACGCCAACCCTAAAGTCCAAGCTCAGGCGCAATCGAATTTGAAAGCGCGGGCGTCCAAACATACCCAACACGAGTACCAAGAGGTACGCATGAGAGATGTACTACGCGGCGAAGTCCAGACCAAGACGTGCGGTTCAGGCCTCTTCAACCGCGAGACCGTGCGCCCGACTGCGACGCAATACGTTCTTCCCATGAAACCTCAAATGGGAGGTCACGCATCGAACCCACTGATTCCTTCGGTGGCGCGTACTCAAGCGTTACCAAAACTGAAGGCGAACACATTCAATCATCTCATGAAAAAGAACGAATGACTGAAAAAACCTGAAAAAAAACCGTAAATAAAAGATGGAGACCAAGACGCAAAATATACTCTTGTGGGTGCTCATTGTGTTTTTTTCAATCGGAATTCTCGCGCTGGGGTACGCGATCTCACAGAAGAAATCGCGCGCGGGACTACCCATGAACCAGGCGGAAGCCCTACCACCCGAACTTCCCGAACTTCGACTGTCTGCGTTCATGAGCCCAGACGTAAATACTCCAACCAAAACCAAAACCGCCTCAGCACCGGCCGGCGAACCGCGAGGCGAAATGCCGGCACTTGTGGGCGGAGGGGATCTCAAACAACTATCCAAACCCAAAAGTCGCCGGATTCAAGCACCAAAGGGTAAAGCGAGACCAAAGATGAAGATGAAACGTCGAAAATAAAAAATTGTGTACCTAAATAAACGAGTCATTATGTACGTGGTCGCCAATAAGCAAAAAATGCCACTCAAAGAAGTCGACGAAAAGGAAGGTTGGACCCTGAAATTAGGATTCATGGACACGGAGCTCTCACCCTGGGTACTGGCCGGGATCATCGCGCTCGTGTTGTTTGTCATAGTGATGCTGTACATGTCACTGAGCGCCGTGGAGACTCGACCCCCCATGCTCGCCCCTAGACCAGTACCCGCACAGGCGCTCGCACAAGCCCCCAAAGGCGTGGGAAAGAAACCCAAAGGAAAAAAGGGCCGAGCACGCATGTAAATTTTTTCCGAAAAATATTTTATTGCGACTAGAATAAAAAATGATCCCGGAAAGAATTCAAGACGAAGATGTCGAAGTGGTCGAGTACGCCGATTCTGCAACAACAGTGCTTTTCAGTGCAGGTGGTATGGACTTTGGTGTAATGGAAACCGTCGGCCTAGTTGTAGCCGTCATTTTACTGATCGCTCTTATCTACTTGGCGTTTGTACCCGTCGTTCCCGACGCCCCTGGAAGCGGTATGATGATGTCCATGGGTGCCCGCTCACCCTCTTTCGCTCCTCCAATGCCCAAGAAAATGGCTCCTGCGGCTGCCATGGGTGGAAAGAAGGGTAAAGGTAAGAAGAGCGGCGGAAAGAAGGGAAAGAAATAACCACCTTCACCGTCCTCATTCTTAAGCATATCTATCCCTCTACTCAAATATAAGCGAGGTGGCGCAGGGGAAGCGCGTTGGGCTCATAACCCAAAGGACCTTGGATCGAAACCAAGCCTCGCTATCTTTTTTTTTTTGTGTCGGGGTACACGTGTTATGTTTCTCTCCAGGACAAACATGACAAAAAAGGGGTTAGAAAGTGGCGGCGACGCTGATATCCGCTTGACCTCCACCGGGTGCACCACTGAGGGACATGGATTTCTGGGCCAAACCTGGGGCGACGGTGTTGGCGTAGGCATCGCTGGTGAGGTTGGACACTCCTGCAGAGGATAGATTTTGGAGGGCGCGGAGTTCGCGAGAAGTATCGTTTTCGATACCTCCCATGATGGTCATCGCTCCTGGGCGAAGATCCACATTGGGTCGAACACTGGGTCTGAACCATTGATCCTTCACGGGAACGATGCAACCAATGTCTCCTCGAATGGGATCTCCCTGGCCGTACAATCGTGAACGACTGGTAGAGTACATCAATCGATCGTATACGGTCACGGCCACGGGTCCTTCGGACGTTTGTAGGGTCATCTGAGGAGAACGCGCTTTAATGAGACCATCGTCGGCCAGGGCCTGCGCTTGTTCCAAACGCATTCCCGACTGACCCATCTGAGCCGCAGCATTGCTGATGGGTTCGAACGATTCAGTGTCTTCGTATCCTTCCTTTACGCATCCTCCTTTGCCGCTCATTTGAGGAGCGTTAAGCATCTGGGAAGGACCATAGGTGAGCGGATTGGCGGGTACTCCCAAATTCTGCATGGCAGGCATATTGTATCGAATGCTGGCTCCATAATCGTTGGTTCCATCGAAACGAGGGGAGAGCATGGCCTGCATGCTCACGGGAGCAGTGACCATTTCTCCTTGATAGACTTTCTCTGCCCCGAGTCCCAAGGCTTGAGCGGCACTACTGTTGCCTTGGGGCGAACCGGATAGGACAATTTCGGGTTGTACACTAACAGTCATCGGAGGATTCAAACCAAAATTCTCGATGATGTTTCCCTGAGTCAACATCAACGATGAGAGTAACGCTAAACCAACCAATGTGATCACTAAGTCTTTCATTTTTTATTATTATTACTACAAAATATTTCTCGTTAATTTAATTTTTGTCAGATGTTTCGAGTATGCAAGAATGTTCGCACGGATCATCGACTCGTTCTGGATATACGCGTACAGCGCCAAACGCTCATCGCTCCGTAGACGATAGGGTCCGTCATCGCAAAACAAATCCATGAGACAATTGAGTTCGTCGAGATATCGCGGCGAAATGGAGAGGATACTGTCGTTCGCCCACGTCTCCAGCGTAGGAAGGTAGATACGCGGGATCGTCACGGTTGGTCGTTCCTCGCCATCGTCCTCGGCATCGGGAATAAACGTCCAAAACATTTGTTTCCACGCGAGTACCAGCAGCGGATGCAACCCGGAACAGTCGGAAGAGTACCCCGTCTCCATAGTCTGAAAAGTCTCTTGGATACGATCAGGACGAACCCCGCGCAAGAAACGATACTGCACGCCTGGAACGCGCTCACATCGTTGTGTAAACGTAGGTCGATGCAAACCCATGAGCAGGTGCGCGACCTCGGCGACCGACCGGTGCACCAAATCACCTTTGGGAAAGAAGCTAATGTGCGCGTACCGATGCGCCTCGTGTAAGAAATGAACCATATCGCTGTAACTCCGAATGCGGTCCCGTGGGCAGTACACTGGATCACAGAGCGTTTCCGTAAACAGAACCAACAATTGGTGCTCCTCCTCCGGCCGCAAAGACTGATACTTGGTGATATTGTACAAACAGCTGACGAGTAAACACAACACGTCCTGGTACGGTTGGTACCCGAAAAAGTGTGAAAAGCTCTGTAATTCGACCACCATGTGCGATTTGTCATAGTCGATGATGACTGGAAAGCACTGGGTGTACACCCGGACGATGAAATCCGACGAGACCAAATAATCCAGGATCTGTTCCCGCGGCGAGGTACTCAGGACAATGTTCCACGGACAGAGATCGTGATGCGTGAAGAAACAGGCTCGCTGAGCGACCCCGATGGCCAGTACCGTCTGAAGCATATGGAAATACCAATCGTTCAGCTGGAACGTCTTGCTTCGGATGTAGTCAAAGAGGGTGTTTCCCGGGACGTACTCGAGGTACAACCCTTTGGAACGGGTCAGCGCATACGTGTACACAAAATTCGGAATCCGCTGCGTCAGTGGGTTCAGCGCGTGGCGTCCCACGAAGAACTCGTGGTCGTATCGCGCATTGCGACGCAGAGACTGTTTGTAGACGTACGGTTGCCCCAACTGATCCACCACGAGTTGTACCGTAGTGTTGACGTTCTTGAAGAGGGTCTGACGAGGAAACAACACCGGTTGGGTGTCCAAGTACTGGACGTACGTTTGTTCCAATTTCGATAGGGGAAGACGCGCCCGGAGTGTCGTCGCCTGACCGCATCGATGCGACAGCTGCTCGAGAACCGTCTTGAGATACGCCAAGCACCCCTCTCGAGTAAGGTACTGTTCGTAAAATTGCCGGGCTTGGGTGGCAATGAGCTGACATTCCGCATCGTGTTCGAGACACCACTGGATGCGCTCATCCAAATCCGATAAATCGGCCGCAACGGGAACGTAGTGTACCCAGGGTTGCAGCAAGGGTTCGTACCACAAACGATACCGCGACTGTACAAGCAAGATCACAGATCGCATCGCCAATTCGATACTGAGCCGGTACGCCTGGACGTGACCCTCCACGTGAATAATATACTTGAAATTCGACTGCTCCTCGAGCGTGAGCGAGTTGGATAATTTCACCCAGTGTGTCTGAGGGACCTGAACGGCCGGGTTTCCCGAGACTTTGCGGGGACGAGTATTCCACGACGTCAGTCCCACGTTGCAGCGTGGATGGGACTGGAACTCGACCACGAGTTTGAGACGCGGATTGGTATCGGGATCGATCCCCATTCCCGTATTGCTTCCACGAAAGACCGCCAATTCCCGTTTCTTGTTCCAGGGTGTGACGAAATCGTCAGAGGTCGTGGCCATCGCCCGCTTCGATGACGCAAAGTGTATACCGTGTTTGAATTGCACACGAGTCCAGTCATCCATCGTGGGAATGGGAATATCCGCGAATCCGTCGGCTGTACATGAAGAGAGCACCGGTGCGTACGCATCAAACATCTTGGACACCAAGGGGTGCGCATCCGAGTCGTACAGATGATTGTACGGTTCCGTCCGATCGGTTTTGAGCAACGGGAAATCGCGTCGATTGACAAACAAATCCATGTCCGGAAGAGACGTACCATACTGCTGACACAAACTCTCAAACATGTTCTTCATTTGGCAGGTACCCGTATCCGTTTCATTACAAGGGGATTCGTAACGAAAGAGACCGTTGTTCGCGTACCAAGCATGCGTAGGAAGGACGGTTTTCGACGGAAGCAATTCCATAGGAACACGTAACCGGTGTGACCACTCGTTTACGAAAAAGGCGTTACTAAAGGGTAGAAAATTCATCAGCTGACCATTTCGTATCTGAATCAACATCCCTTTTTTGAACTTGAAAAAGAGATACTCAAACGTGTTCCGCACAGCCTCCGGATCCAGCTGGTACCGTGACCATATGGATACATCGAATGCGGGCATTGGGACTGGGCGCGCGGGTCGTAGGTCCACGCGTCGGTAGGTTTGGTCAAACTGCTCTTCGTCGCCTGCGGTAAAGTGCGTTTGCGTAAAGTGACGGTAACGTGGATTACTGGTGGGCCGCTGAGCGGTGATCCGCACGGGCACAGAGTACGTGTCGGGGAAGGCTTGTTTACCCATATGGTGTTTGTTTGTTGAGGAGACGTTCGATTCAGGTTCTAGAGGAGGGAAGCGAATCATTCTATTTCTAAAATACTCCATTTCTCTTGTTTGTTGATGATACGCTGCGGTACGATTAAGCGAACCGGTGTTTTTCAATTTATTCGCGCACGCGGCGTCAGAACAACGAGGAATAATTCCAGCCCAGATTCTCAAAGATGGTCCGGCAAATTTCGTCATGGTAGTATTTACGATCGATGGTCTTGAGAAAATTAAACTCGGTAGGGTTACAGGGGTATTTGTGTCGCATGAGCAGTTGGTACAGCAGATGTTGGTAATTGAAATTTTTGCGCTCAAATTCGTTGGGGAATTGTTTGTGGTGTTGCTGCACAAACTGGTCGAAATCCTGGAGGAGTTTTTCGGTGAGATGGCTGATGTCATTGAGTGGTCGGCCGGTGATCAGATGGTGGATGAGATTGATGTCTCCGTAGCACTTGGTCAATTTGAGCTCTTTTACGAACAAAAAGATGTGCTCCTTGGTTACGTTTTGGTACTTACCCCGACGGTTGCGTTTGGTGTGATCGATGAGATTGTATCGTTCGAGTTCCTTCTCGATCAGTTGGAGGATGTCGGGCTCGATCCCCGATTTGTGCTTCCCCTGATACTGATTGATGCAGTTGAGAAAGTGTGACTTTTTGTCGTACGAGTATTTCGAGCAGATGTTGACGCGTTTCGAGTCGTTGTGGTTCAGACGAATGCTGTTTGCGAGATTCAGTGTGTTCTCTTGATTACCGCACTCGAGACAGATCATGACCCCCGCGAAATCGGTCGACTCGGTGATATGGGTGGACTGACAGAGGGCGCACGTCTGATCCTTCAGTGCCGCGGAATGCGATTCTGGGGGTCGGGTCAGTTGCAGATCGTCGACAATGGTCGAGATGGAATAATCACGGATATCTTTGACTTGTTCGATGTATTTGGAGATGATCGCTTGTTTCCCCGGGTTCGATTCGCGTAGGGTCGCGGGTTGATTGCTGAGAAAATCCACCTTGATGGGCGTCTGAAGGGTCTGCTTATATTCCTGAATCAGTTCCGCGGTATCCAGAAAGTAAAAGTGTTTGAGGGTATCGCGATCGTGCGGGGACTCGGATTGGCGCATGAGCGCCAGTCGCCGCCGCAGGCTCGAGCTCAGCTGCGGTTCGCCCGTGTCCCCCGACCCGGTGCCCACCCCGACATCAGATATTTTCGACGTTTCAGAGGAGACCGTAAGCGTACTTTGAATCGATTGATCGAGCTGCAAGATATCCAGGAAGGGCTCGTCGTGAAACATTTTTAGTCCGCCCAAGACGCATTTAACTGGATCACGCGTACCGGTCTTAAAAGAATGTATACAGACAACAAACAAAAGTCATGACTGATTTCCGGTCGTTTATTGCGAATCTAATCGCCCCTTGTGGATTAGATTCTCTGCAGCGGGAGATATTGCTAGACGCAGCGAGTCTGGAGTTGTACACCAAAGCGTTTACGCACGTCTCGTACGACGCGCACAATCACTACGAGGTCTACGAACAGCTGGGGGATATCACAGTGAACAAATTCTTGGTGTGGTATTTCCACCACCGTCTGGCCCAACACGGCGCCTTATTCCACTCGACGCTCGGCGTGAAAATCGTGGCGCGATTGCGAATCAAGTACGGTTCCAAACAGCAATTGTCCGAGTTGGCGGAACGGTTGGGGTTCTGGTCACACATCCGGATCACCGAATCGGTTTCCCAAGGAAAGCGGTTATCCATCCTGGAAGACGTTTTCGAGGCGTTCATCGGCGTAACGGAATTTCTGACCGATAGTCGATTGGTGGTTGGACTGGGCTACATTGTGTGCTACCGTATTCTACAGGCGCTTTTCGACCCCATGACGATCGATATCAGTTACGAGCAACTCTTTGACGCCAAGACGCGGCTCAAAGAGTTGTTTGACGTCTATCGGGATCAATTGGGGTCTTTGCAATACGAGTACGAGAAACAAGCCCACACGGGTCACGCGTGGGTACAGATCACACGTATCCCACCAGGGACGCACGAGAAAATCGTGATCTGCGCGGCAACGCACGCGATCAACAAAGCCCTGGCCGAGCAGCAAGCGTCCGAAGACGCGCTGAAAATCCTGAGCCGTCAGGGGTATACGCGTGACATCCCACTCGAGTACCGCCAGATGCTCTCGCACTTGACGACAGCGTTAGTTACGCCTTGCGCGCCAACCGAAGGAAAGAGTCGAGGTGGTCGGTAGTGAGGTGTTCGGCAAGCGGAAGGAAATGAAATTGGGTGAATTCCTGGATTTCCGCCAGCGCAGTGACCAACCACTCTGGATCGGTTTGATCTTGGGCACGAAACACGACACGAGCGGGGCGTTTCTCCTCCGTGGTGCTTTCCGGTCGGATGGACGCCTCATCGTCGAATGTGTGGAGGAGCGTCTGTCGCGATGACTGGTTCGTGGAGGAAGCGGTTCGTTTCGACATTCTTTTTACATTCTTGCGAAATAAATTTAAAATGGTCGGTCTTGATACACATCTCTGAACGTCGCCTGATCCGTCCACGTTGGACTCTGGTTATAGCCACACGACTCGATGCGGTACGGACGATTCTTGGGGCCGCAGCCGCATTGAGACTCGGTACCGCCGTTCGATTCGGGTTCGTACCCTTCGTTGATCACGTTGCTTCCACTGGGAACGGCCGGGGGTCGAAACATGCGCTGGGCATCCCACGTTGGACTTTGGTTGTATCCGCACGATTCCATGCGGTAGGCTCGGTTGAGCGGCCCGCAGTTGCACTTGGCTTCGCCGTCGACTTCCGCGTTTTCCGTGAAAGACTCGCCCGAGATCGTAGGGTCGTAATCGTATCCTTCGCGGCTAACCGTGGGCTCGTATTCACCGCCGTCGAACCCCTCTTTGGAACCCGACTGCTTAGCGGGAGGTGGATTCTGTGGGTTTGCTCGTGGTTGTGGAGGGGGTCCCACGGGGATCATTTGGATGGACGCCTCAAACATCGAGTCGACATTCATGTATCGCTGACAAGGTAAACGACAAGGCATAGAGTATAGGGTTTGATAACTCATGGTGTATGCGTGTATTTTATTTACTGACTTTTTTTTCGTAATTTTTCGATGCGTTGCGAATCCTTCATGTGTTTCATGTGGAGTTTTGTGAATTCGTACAGAATCAATTGAAGCTCCAGCGGGAATCGGTTGAGATCAAACGTGAGCTCGTTGTTCACGAAATGCCCCCCAAACGGAAGTATCTCACTCACGGACGCGTGCTGGGGATGGTGCAGATCGTAGTATCGGATCAACGCGTAGATTTTATTTTTCCCATCCTGATCGAGCGTGTGGATCCATTTGACGAATTTGGGACGATCGATCGACGCTTCGGCGAGTTGGGAATGCAGCTGGGCTTGAATCACCGAACTGAGTGTGTCGTACAACGGAAACGACGATGCGGACGACATGTTGAAAAATGTTACGTTTATTCGCAACAGTCTACACGTTTAAACTCCTCCAACGACGAAAAAAAATCACCCTAAACAAAAGATGAATAATGATTTTTTTAGTCTCTGTCGTGACGCGTCTGGAAGCTTGACCGATACGTATCAGTGCTGTCTCCAGACGTGTACGACACACAGTCCTCAGTCCCATGCGTGTTATTCGATGTGTGCCCAATTGTTTCCGGTGATCAAGGACCGGTGCGCACTCGAGAACGAATGTTGGCGGGATGGGTTCTATAACAAAAAATGTCTCGAGGGAAAAGGTCCCCAAAT